ATGCCCTTCGACGCCCGCAACCTCACGCCGCTGGATTCCGCCGGCGGCTTCACGATGTGGCTCTACACCACCACCGACACCCGCGCGGCCGTGCTGGCGCCGGGCTATTTCGCCTCCGTCGCCAGCAAGCTGCTGCCGGGCCACCTGATCCTGCTGCAGACCTCGGACGCGCTGAGCCTGATCCCGGTCCGTAGCAATGGCGCGGTGGGCAACGGGCTGGTGCTGGATGCGACCGCGCCGCCGGTGCGCATCACCGCCAGCGCCGCCCTAAGGATTCTGTTCAGCCTCGGCGCCACCACCGCGCAGACCCGCACCGTGGCGCTCGATCCGGTACCGGCGGGTCTCTACATCGGCCGATCCTTCACCGTCTCGGCGCGCGTCACCGGACCGGTCGCGACACTGGTCTTCTCCCTCGTCAACAGCGCGGGCGCGGTGGTCTCGGGGCCGGTTTCGGCCAGCGCCCTCTCCGGCTCCGCCTCCGTCACCTTCACGGCCCCCGCCCCCGGCTCCGGCTATCGCGTGACGGTGCGGGACGCGGCGGAACCGCTGGTGACGCAGACCTCCACCTCCTTCGTCGTCACCGAGCCCTACGTCCTGCTGACCGAGGCCGGCGCCACGATGCTGATGCAGGACGGCGGCGAATTGCTGCTCTGAGCAGCCTTCTTTCCCCTCCCGCGCGCCTCAATCCCTGAAGGACCCCTGCCCCGATGGCCAATTCGAAGATCTCCGAACTTCCCGCCGCCGCGACGCTCGCCGATGCCGATTTCGCGCCGCTGGTGCAGGGAAGTTCGGCAATGGCGGTGACGCGCCGCACCACCATCGCCGCCATGCGCCGTGCCATGCTGACCGACCGCTCGCTGCATGTGCGCGACTACGGCGCCGTGGGGGATGGCGTGACCGATGACACGGCCGCCTTCCAGGCCGCGATCAACGCGGCGGCGGCGCAGGGTGGCGGCGTGGTGCTGCTGGGGCCGCGCCGCTACCTCGTGGCCTCGGGCGATATCACGGTGAAGAACGGCGTCTTCCTGCGCGGGCGGACCAGCGGCGGCGGCTGGCGCCAGAACGGCGACTTCACCACCGTCAACCACGCCATCCTGCTGGACCCCGCGCGCACCATTCGCGTGCAGCGCAACGGCGGGCTGGAAGGGCTGGCGGTGCTGCGGCGGGGCATGACCGTGCCCAATACGCTGCGCGAGGGGCTGGATGCCATGGCCGCCTTCGCCGGCACCGCCATCACGGTGGGCGATGGCAGCGGCGGCGGCGGCGCCGGCAATGGCGCGGATACGACGCTCTCGGGCCTGCTCGTGCTGGGCTTCGACTGGGGCATCTACAGCCACGGCAATGCGCGGCTGCGCGTGAAGGACGTGCTGGGCGATGCGCGCAACGGCTTCTTCCTCGGCAATGCCTTCGATGTCTGCCGCATCAGCGAGGTGAACTGGCACCCGCTGGTCACCACCGGGCGCGTCTGGTCCAATACCCGCATCGCCATCGGCAATGTCACCAACAACGGTGCCGGCCGCTTCCGCGTCACGCTGACGGGCGAGCACAGCCTGAAGACCGGCGAGCTGATGAACATTTCCGAGGTGCGCGACAGCGGCTGCCCCGGCCTTTACGGCCGCTGGACCGTGACGGTGGTGGATTCCACCCGCGTGGACCTCGACAATTCGGCCTATGTCGCCGGCTGGAGCTCCGGCGGCGCCGCCTATATCCAGCCGAACCGCCGTCTCGGCACTGCCTTCACCGTCACCAGCGCCGATATGGCCTCCTTCCAGAACTGCTTCGAATACGGCCATGACATCGGCTTCGATATCCGTGGCGACGTGCATGCCTGTTCCTTCGTCAATATCGGCGTCGACGGCTGGGTGGATGCGGCGGACCCCACCACCATCGGCATCCGCCTCAGCGGCACCGCGCAGCGCAACAAGGTCATCGGCGGCTTCCTGTCCTCCAAGGGCGTCTCCGTGCAGGTCTCGACCACGGGCACGGAGCAGCACGAGATCATCGGCGTCGACGTGACCGGCGGCGCCCGCCGCATCGCGGAAGTGCTGGACGGGCAGGTCTCCTTTGTCGGCTGCGACTTCACCGGCGGGCCCGGCACCGGCAACCAGACCATCGCGGCCATCCATCTGGCGGAAGCGGCCGGCAATGTCATCGTCACCGGCTGCGACACCCGCCCCGTGACCTTCACCGCCGACAGCCCGGCGGCCATGCGGCGCCTGAGCCTCGCCGCCAACCGTGCCACCAGCGAGACCACCAACCGCATCGCGGCCGGGCGGGTGGAGATCGCCTCCGTCTCCGACACCGCCGCCATCGAGACGCGGCTTTCCGCCGATGCCGATGGCGCGGTGAATATCCACAAGCGCGGCGGCAATGGGGCGCAACTGCGGCTGCTGAACGCGGCGGACCTGCCGGCGGCGAACTTCACCCTCTCCGGCGCCGATGTGAACTTCGCTGGCGACAGCGCCAACAACCCGAATGCGGCGCTGAGCCTGGGCGGCGCCGGAATGACGCAGCCGCAGATGCTGCGGCTGCGTCGCCTCTCGGCCAACCCCGTGGCCAATGACCGCATCGCGGTGCTGGAAGCCAATGGCAACAACAGCGCCGCCGCCGAGCAGACCTTCGCCCGCCTCGCCGCTGTGGCGGAGGCGGTGACGAATGGCAGCGAGGCCGGCGCGCTGGTCTTCGAGACCCGCGCGGCGGGCACGGTGGCGGAGCGCTTCCGCATCTCCTCCACCGGCACGGCGACGCTGACCGGCCCACTGGTGCTGCCGGGGGATCCGAGCGCCAGCCAGCACGCCGCCACCAAGCGCTATGTCGACGGACAGTTCACCGAGCGCCGCCTGGCGACCCTGCTGCTCTCCGCCGCCACCACGCTGACCTATGCCGCGCATAACGGCCGCATGCTGATCGCCAATAACGGCACCACGCTGTCGCTGAGCTGGTCCAATGCGGGGGATGGCTTCTCCTGCACCATCGTCAACCGGATGGCGAGTGATCTGGCGCTGTCGCTCTCCGGCTTCACCGTCAACACGGCGCCCACCAATGCCGATGGCTTCACCCGGATCCGCGCCGGCGGCGTCGCCTCGCTGCTCATCTATTCGCCCGATGGCGGCACCACGAAGATCTGCCACCTGACGGGTGCGGGAGCCCCCTGACATGAACCTCTGCTATTTTCCGGCCGGCGCGCTGGGGGGCGGCACCGCCCTCCGCGTGCTGGGGCCGGATAATCCGGGGCGGCTCGCGGTCGGCCGCGCGGGTGGCGCGGCCGTGCTGACCGCCGCCCTCGGGCTTGCCGCGGCACCCGCCGATACGCCGCGCTTCAACGGCGCGGCGCGGCGGCTGCTGGTGGAAGGCGCCAGGGTCAACCTGTGCCAGGGCGCGGCCTCCATCGGGCTGGAACCATGGGTGGCCACCGGCATGGCGGCGCGGGCCCCCGCCGCTTCCCCGAACGGTGCCGCCGAGGCCGCGCTGCTGACGGAGACGACGGGCAGTTCGGCCAACAACTATGGCAGCGCCTACGTCAATTTCACCGCCGGCGTCACCTATGCGGCCAGCATCTTCGCCAAGGCCGGCACCTGCCCGACGATCCAGCTGTCCTTCCTGGCCGCTGCCTTCGGGGGACAGCAATACGCCAATTTCGACTTGGCAGCCGGACAGGTGGGCACGCTGGGGACGACCGTTTCCAGCGCCAGGATCGAGGCATTGCGCGACGGCTGGTTCCGCTGCGTCATGGTGCTGACGGCGACGGCGACGGCCGCCGCCCGCCTCTACGTCGCCATGACGCCTTCCGCATCGGCCACCCGCCTGCCCACCTATGCCGGCAGCGGCCGGACCGTGCTGGTCTGGGGCGCGCAGATCGAGGAAGCGGCCTTCGCGTCCTCACCGGTCATGCCGGCCCCCGGTACCACGACGACAGCGGCGCGGGAGGCGGATGTGCCGCTCTGGCTGCCCCCCGGCGGCTTCGGCCCGCAGGGCACGGTGGTGGTGCGGGCCATGCTGCCGCAACTGGCGCCTTTCGGGGCCTCCCAGGGGCTGTGGCAGATCGACGATGGCACGGACCAGAACCGCATCCAGCTCCGCAACAGCTCGGCGGGCTCCGCCATCACCGGCGTGGTGGATCTGGCCGGCGCCAACCTGGCGACCCTGTCCGCCGGCAACATGGTGCCCGGTACGCCCTTCCAGGCCGCCTTCGCCTGGGCCCCGGGGGACCAGGCGCTCTGCCTCAATGGCGGCGAGGCGCAGACCGCCGCCGCCACCCTGCCCGCCGGCCTGACCCGCATGCTGGTCGGCCATGCCTCCGTCCAGCTCAGCCGCGCCGCCCATGGCGAGGTGGAGCTGGTGGACTACCGCCCCGCCCGCCTGCCCAATGCCCTGCTGCAGGCCCTGACCAGGGCTGCCTGAGCGCCCCACCCCTTCCCAAAGGAACGAGACCCATGCCCGTCCTGACCGATCACGCCCGCAACCTGCTGGCCCGCGCCATCTGCGCCCGCGGCCCTTCCCTGCCCGCCGTCATCTATGCCGCGCTGGGCACCGGCGGCACCGTGGCCAATGGCCTGTCCGGCGAACCCGCCGGCAATGGCTATGCCCGCCAGAAGGTCGTCTTCACCGGCACCGGCGAGCAGCGCAACGCCGAGGCTCTGCGCTTCGTCTTCACCGCCGCCGCCGGCACCCTGACCCATGTCGGGCTCTATGACGCGGCCGCCGGCGGCAATGCCCTGGCCTTCGGGCCGCTGGCGCAGACGGCGCCGGTCTCCGGCGCCGGCACCGTGACCATCGCCGCCGAGGCACTGACCATCAACGCCGAGTAACGCCGCCGCCACCGGCCGCGCCATGCCGCGCGGCCGGCTCCCCCTCTCATCCAAGGATCCGCCGGATGCGTTACTTCCTCGACCGCCTGGCCGAGCCGGGCACGCTGCGCTCGCTCGCCGTCATGATCTTCGCGATGAAGGGCATCGTGCCGGACGCGGGCGCCATCCAGGGCTTCGTCGATGTCTCGATCCTGCTGCTCGGCGCCGTCTCCGCCCTGATGCCCGAGGGCAAGGCGGCCCGGCCGTGAGCGCCTCCCCCAGTCCTCTGGCCGAGTTGCTGGCGCGGGAGGAAGGCCTGCGGCTGACGGTCTATGACGACGCCACCGGCAGGCCGCTGCGGCCCGGCATGGCGCTGGTGGGCCACCCCACCATCGGCATCGGCCGCTGCCTGGACCGCCGCGGCATCACCACGGCCGAGGCCCTGGCGCTGCTGGAGAATGACCTGGCCGAGATCCGCGTCCAGGTGGCGCAGGCGCTGCCCTGGACCGTGGCGATCAGCGAGAACCGCCGCGTCGTGCTGCAGGCCATGGCCTTCCAGCTCGGCATCGCCGGGCTGCTGGCCTTCAAGGGCATGCTGGCCGCCCTGCGGCGCGGCGACCACGCGGCGGCGGCGGCGGAAATGCTGGCCTCCCTCTGGGCCGGGCAGACCCCCGCCCGGGCGCGGCGCATGGCGGAGATGATGCGCGTGGGTTGAAGCCGCGCCGCCGCGGCGCGAAGGGATGGGCTTTGCGCGGTCTTGCCCTATATCTGCCCGCAGCGCCGTTATCCGGCCGCAACGCCGCTGCCCTGCCAGGGCTCGCGGCGCGGGCGGCCGGTGGCTGTCGCCCCCGCTTGCCAGGACCAGCCTTTTTGCGTGACGAGACGCCCTTCTGGGACAGGATCATCCGGCGCCTGCCGCACCGACACCTTTCCGCGCCGCGCCGCTACGGGCTCGCGGCCCTGATGGTGCTGGCGGCGGCAGCCATCCGGCTGGCGGTGCCGGTGATCAACCTGCCCTATCTCTTCTTCATCCCGATCGTCATGGCGGTGGCCTTCCTGCTGGGCACCGGCCCAGGCCTTTTCGCCACCGCGCTGGCCACGCTGCTGGCCGCGGGCCTCTTCATCCCCCCCTTCTACACTTTCGCCATCGCGTCCGAGCAATGGCTGGCCACGGCCCTCTTCACCCTTGTCATGACCGGCATCTCACTGGTCTGCTCCGCGCTGCGGGGCAGTCTGGCCGTCCGCGACGCCGATCTCGCCAGCCTGCGGCAGGCCCTGGCCAATGGGGCGGAAAGCCGGGCCGAGGCCGATGCCACCGCCGCCTTCCTCGGCGGCGTGCTGGCCAGTTCCTCCGACTGCATCACGGTGCTGGACCTCGATGCCAGCCTGACCTTCATGAGCGAGGGCGGCCGCCGGGCCATGGAGGTCGCCGATTTCGCGGCGATCGGCGGCACGGCCTGGCCCGAACTGTGGCAGGGCGAGGCCCGGGCGGCGGCACAGGCCGCCGTGGCCGAGGCCCGCGCCAGCCGCACCGGCCGCTTCCAGGGGATGGCGCGCACCATGCGCGGCCAGCCGATGTGGTGGGATGTGGTGGTGACGCCGATCCTGGACGGCGGCAGCCGGCCGGAACGGCTGCTCTGCGTCGCGCGCGACATCACGGCCCAGCGGCGGCTGGACGAGCAGCAGCAATTGCTGAACCAGGAGCTGAAGCACCGCCTGAAGAATACCCTGGCCATGGTCCAGGCGGTGATGAACCAGACGCTGCGCCAGTCCGCCTCCCTCCCCGCGGCGCGGGAGGCGCTGGAGGCGCGGATGATCGCGCTCGGCCGCGCCCATTCCGACCTGCTGGACAGTCATGAGCAGGGCGCCGCCATTCATGATGTGGTGCGCGCCGCCCTGCTGCCGCATGACGGCCAGACCGGCGCCTTCCGGATCGAGGGTCCTTCCCTGCGGCTCTCCTCCCGCTGTTCCCTGGCGCTGACCCTGGCGCTGCATGAACTGGCCACCAATGCCGCCAAATACGGCGCCCTTTCCGTCGAGGGGGGGCAGGTGGCGCTCTCCTGGCGCATCCTGCCGCCCTTCGATGGCGCGGAGGCCATGCTCCAACTGCGCTGGCAGGAAAGCGGCGGCCCCGTTGTGTCGCCGCCGGCGCGCAACGGCTTCGGCAGCTTCATGATCCGCCGCACCCTGCCCGGCTACTTCGAGGGCGAAGCCAGCATCGAATACCTGCCCGAGGGCCTGCTCTATCGGCTGGAGGCCCCTGTCGCGGCGCTGAATGACGGGGATGGCGCCAGAAGCCTGGCGTGATGGCGCGGCGCCGTTCCTGGGATCGAGGCCGGCAGCGCGGCCGCCGTGGCGGCGCTGGCATGGGTGCCTCGGCTGAATGCCGGAAACCCGCCGCCGCAGCACAGGCTTGAGCACCCGGCGCCAGCATCCGCTGGATCGGTCCGGGCCGGGCCTTGAAGGGGTGTGGACGATGGCGGCGCGGCCTTAGCCCACCAGCCCCTTCCCGAAAAGGCGACAGCCCGGCAGGACGGGGGTCCTGCCGGGCTGTCTCTAAGCTGCGCCCACCGGAGAGCGTCGCGAAGTATCCGGTTCAGACGCTAACTTGCGCGGAATGAAAACGCCAGACACTTCTGAGTTGTACCGCGCGGAATGCGACATGAAGGTCCCCGGCGCCCGGTGCGGGACCAGCGGTATCCGCCAGATGGCAGAAATCCGCAGGCCGCCACCTCATTTGCGGCCCCTTGGCTCACAATGGGGGTTGCGCGCCACCGAGCCAGACCTTAGGAAGCGCCCCATACCGACGGTCCTGCTGCTGTAGCTCAGCGGTAGAGCACTCCCTTGGTAAGGGCAGTGCGATATCGGTCTACCCCATTGAACTGGCAGCATTAAATGTACCCGCGCCAGTATGCGCGTGCCAGTTCCGTGACACGCCCCCCCATACGAAAAACCGCCCACCAGAGCGGGGGCTCCAGCAGGCGGTTTAATCGAAGCCCCACCGAGGGCGTGACAGCAAAACGGTATTCCTCAGCCTAGGCTTCTGGATACGCGTTTGCACGGGACGAAAACCACGCACACGAAAAAGTTGTGTGGCCGCATAGGGAAAACCGCCCGGCAGGTCTCCCCACCAGGCGGCTTCAACCCCGATCACTGAGGCCAGGGCCTAGGATGTCATCTCAGAGAGCGGGTGACCTTGTTGCTGCGGGCCGAACTCGAAACCGGCTGCCTGAAGGAAGCGCCCCAAAGGAGCGCCCTGTACCGTCAGATGGTGCCCCTGCGTGTCCTTCCACGCCGCCGCAGCCGGAGGATCATAGCACTGGTGCGCTCAACCTTCCCGCATGAGATCGTCCATTCGCTTGGCCCTCGCGAGAGTTTGTTTCGACCACAGACAGAGAGCAGAAGACCGCATGGCGGAGGAAGGACATGGCGCCGCTTCAGCATGGGAGAGGCAAGCGACTGCAGGAGCCCTCTCCAGGTCTAACGCTGTCTAGCCCCGCCAGTCCGTGCTGCCAGCCGCTATCCATACCCGCTCGCCTGATGGCGTGGAGACGCGGATGAAACGGCCAAAAGGCACCTTCCTCGTCTCTATGGGCCTGGAGAGACGCGTGCCAGCGGAGACACGGAGGCAGGTTGAAAGCAGGCTGTTAGCTTCGTGATACTGCTCGCGGCTCAGCAAAGCGTGGTACTGCGCAAAAGTATCGATCTGCTCACACCCCCGATCATCCAGGACCATAGACACATGATCGGCGGCAATCGCCGGAGCTGCTGCGGGCACCAGAATGCAGAGAGCCACGAGAGCTGATCGCAAAGGAGACATCGAGAGAACCTACGGTCCGCTAACCTGAGACGGCCAATCCGCCGGGCGCTCGGCATAGCCTCTCACCGGCTGGGCGCCTAGCGGCTCATAGACCTATGCAGTCCCTCAGCTTGAGAACACACGAAAAACCGCTCGGCAGTTTCCCACCGGGCGGCTTTGATTTGATGGTGCTTGCTGCACCAAGCAGGCGGCGGATGCACTCGGGTCCAGCCTCTCAACATCTGCTGAACCAGCCTCCGGGCGAGCTAAGGCATGGCGGATATTGCTGGCTTGCCCGAATGCGATTTCCTCGACCATCTTTGCAGAGAAATATACGGAGAACTGGAGTGCCGAGCGACCGCAAGAGCGTGACGATCCAGTACCGGCGTTTGGATGACGAACAGCGGTTCTTTGGCAACTACAGCCTTCAAGGCGCCCTCAACGAGGCTATGAGGACCGATGTCGAAGGACGAAAGGTAGGAGGCCACACCGAAAATCGAACCAATCACGAAGATGATGAGTATGGAGCCGTCGCTCTAAATCTTTTCCATAATCCCGATGAGTTCTTCTTCGGTGAATTGGTTCGGTTCGAAGAAGGAGCCAAGCTCCCACTACTTTTCAAGGAAAGCGAAGGCGGATTTTATAACTTGAGCAGCGCGACTGCTCCAAGCGGGCATGAGGCGTTAAAGGGTATTTTGTACTTCCTGGTCGTTGGCAACGACATGACACTAATACCAGGTGACATCTCACCAGCTCGGCTGGAGCGTTATATCCGCTGGCTACTCACGAGGAAGACCAATCTCTTGAGCAAGTCCGCAGGAGTGGTCCTGGCATCGCAGATCAAGCTGGAAAGCGTTGATCGAGAACTGCCGCCTGTGAGTAGCGTCACCGTACATCCTGACGCTCTACGCCGGTCCACTTTCGACCAGGGTGAACTTACGGGCGGCGGTGGCACTCAGCATGGTGTCGGCCGAATGAGGGTTCTAGACGTTCTATGCGCAGCTGGAATGGATGAGGCTGATGTGCAAAAGCTCGTGCAGGGCGAGACAGAACTTGATGTAACAATCCAGATCAAATTCAAAGAAGGCCGGTTCAAGAAGTCAGTGAACGGCGACAAAATTGGACGTCTTTTTAGAAATGCCGATCTGGACGATGTTGTATTCCATGGAAAGGGCGGTGATTTCTCCCACCGAAAGCTGGTTCGTCTAGCTTACCCGGCCAATATATTAAAGTCAGGCCCTCACTTGGATACTGACGATGTTGGACGGGCCCTATTAGAAGCATACTCCTATTTCCGCAAAAATGGTTATATTGGCTCATGACAAGCCGTTGGACCAGCATTGCAAGGCTTCAACCAGCGACGCCCTTCTGGGTGGCGGGTGCGGCTGGGATCGCCTCTTTGTTCTTTTTGCCAGCGGATGTGTTCGATAAAGCGTCTGCAGAGATCGTCGCGCTGGTCAGTCTGTTGATGGCCGGGGTTCTGCCAACCGCAGCTCTGGGGGCAACCGTGCTCAGGTCTGGAGGCATGCCGGTTAAGCGCATCGAGCAGTACCGGAATGCCCTTCTGCAACAGCTTCGCATCTGGGCGGGTTTGTTCATTATTGCATTCGCCACGTGCGCTATCGTCGTCGGCGGGAAGATGTCGGGATGGCACTTTCCTCTAGCGCTGCCGGCTTCTTTAGGTGGACAGCAATGGGATGCCGGCAAAGCCTTCTCTGGTCTGCTCTCCTTTTCTCTTGTGCTGCTTGCGTGCCGGGTGGTTACCGTCTTTGACGGGCTTCGTTCTCTAATTTCGCTGTCCGCAGATATTGCAATCAGCGAAGCCCAGGATCGCGAGACGAGTACAATAGAGAAGGCTCAGCAAGCCTTCAAGCAGTTGCCTCCGCGGCCCGGGTTTGGCGCTGAGGTTCAGTTAAGACACTGAATTCTCGAAATGGGGTGATGAGGGGGTTGAGCGGTCAGTACCCCGATAATTCGTGCCCAGGCTTCATGGATGGGGCGGACGCAATCACGCCATCCCCAAAATCCGGCTCCTGATCCAGCTCAGGAGGTCGTCCTGGCGCAGGGGCCCAAGCTCTGCTTTCATCATGGGTCTGGAGGACCGAATGAACGACGAGAATGAAGTCCGGACCATGTTTAGAATTGCGGTCACCATGACCCGCTTGGATCCGAGCGAAAAGCACGAGGTCCGCGATTACCTTTTCAATATCGGATCAATCAACGCGCGGACCGACGAGATTGAAGGTGCCGAGACATTCTTATGCAACCTCAAGCTGCGCCCCGATGAGCTCATTCCTCTCGAAGAAAACATAATCACGGGGTGGCCGACTGCGACCGTCAAGATGCACCCGGAGGATGGATCGGGTTCCTGAGTAGACTAGCTGAGTGCCACTTGCGGATATTGGCCCACGGCATATGCCCAGGCCGCGTCCCACTTGTCGCGATGCGGCTTGCCCGGGCGCCACAGTCGCTTCGCGTAGCAGTCCCACCCGGCGCTCGCTGTCTCCGGAACGGCATACGGGTCGGTTAGCAGCAGCAGCCGGGCGAACGCATAGGCCAGCAGGTCATGCCCCTCCAGTGCCCGCCACACTGGTGCAGGTTCCGGCACCACCGAGGCGGCCTCGCAACAGGCCAAGGCGTGCTTGCGGCTGGTGCCATGCATCAGCACCCCCTTCACGCCCCCTCCCTGTTCGAACTGCCAGAACCCACGAGCTGGACCGGCCGCGCCGCCTGCCACGATCTGCGCGCGGTGCTGGATGGCGCTCTCTTGGTAGGCGATGGCCGTCAGCAATCGCTTCGCTGCGATGGAGGACCGGTGGCCAGTCACGGCCTCCAGCCAAGCCGCGCCAGGTTCAATGACCGCGCGGCGGAATTCTTCCGGTTTCACGGCTTCTCTTCCACAGGAGTGGGTTGGGAGGAATTGGCCGGAGTGGGGATTGTCTCACCCACCCCGTAGACGGGCACCTGTCCGGGTCCGTAGACGCCGGGGACAGGCACCGGAACAGACGGCGCACGGGCGGTGCTGGCGGCCGGAGCCTCCCGCCCCAAGCCGAGGAAGGCGTGAAGGAAGGACAGCAGCGTCATCGTCCAGCCCTCGCCTGTGCCAGGGCCGCGTCGTTGAGGCTGTCGGTGGTGACGGGCCCGGCGATGGCGGCGGGAGGTGCCGGAAGAGCCAAGAGCGGCGCCTTGGAAGCCAACTGATCCATGCGGGCATTGGCGCTGTTGGCTGCCGTGCTGTTGCCATAGAAGAACTGGCCGATCTGGGTCACGAGCGCCGAGAGGATGCCAAGGGCGTAGTAGAACAGCCCGGCCTGATCGGTCGGCGCGCCGCGGAACGCCAGGATCATCAGCATCGAGCCGAACAGCACGAGGACGATGCCGGCACCGGACACCTGCGCCCAAGCGATGAGGCTGGACTTGCCTGCCATCTCGCGAGCATTGGCCCGGTCGGCGTATTCCGCCGCCTCGGCGTTGTGCTCGATCTCGGCCAGTCGGATGCGCAGCTCGGTCGCCTTGACCGGGTCCGAGATGGCCATGGCCACCTCATTTGGATCAGCCGAGCCGGTCACTGCCTGCACGACACCAGCCGCGCGCGCAGCTACCTCGCCTGCTTTGTCGCCCGCCAACCACTTGGCGAGCGATGGCAGCAACGAGACAGCCACGGGGATTAACGGTCCCATGGGCTACTCCGAATTGTGGGTTGCGCTGGGATGCCGCCCAGCTACGGTCACTCAAGCCACGAGCTCCGCGTAAGGAGGGCTCGGGTTAGGGAGATCAAAATGGGCAAGCAGATCACGGCCGGCTGCGGGTGCGAGCATTGCACCCTCCCTCTTGTGCCGGACCAAGGCAGGGACATTGGTGCCCACCTAGACGAGGGCGACACCATGATTGTTTGCGACGACTGCTATCGCGACCTCATGGGCGCGGAGCCGTACAGCCAAGAATGAACTCTAGGTAGCCGCCCCGGCTACGGACGCGCTCACGCCATTTTCTCTTGCGGCGCGAGTTAATTGTCGTCGATGCTCGCGGAGGTGGTGTTCCTCCCAGGCACTACCTCTTGCGCAGAGACCATCCGGCAGGGGGGAATGCCGGGTGGTCTCACTGCGTGGCGGCGGGCGCGACGCTCAGCAGCGGATCGCGCACGAAATCCTCCGGCTGCGTCCAGGGCGCACCCTCCGCCGGCAGCCAGTCGACAAGCCGGCGGGCTTCGGGGTCGTCCAGCAGGTCGGCAAGACCAGCCATCGTCGCCCTCGCCCACTGCGCGTAGTTGCCGTCGACGCGATCCCAACCCGCGCCGTTGGACTGCCCACGCGCCTTGGTCTGCTGCTGGATCTCAGCCCAGGTGCTGTAGATCTTGCCGCTCTTGGCATCGCTGATCGCCAGCAGATAAGCCGCGCCGTCGTGGCCGAGCGCCTTGAAGCGCCCGACCAGGAAATTCGAGGCCCAGCGCAGAAAGGTCAGGGCGTGCGGATTGCCGCGACGCGCCGAAGCGATGGCGAAGGAGGCAAAGTAGTCCTGTTGCCAGGGAGGCATCGCGCCCTTGGTGCCGTACTCACCCGGCAGCCAGCCATGCGCCTCGCCCTGCTGCTGCGTCCAGATCGGGATATTGTCCACAATCCATTGCCAATTCGCCTCCGCAGCGGCGGTGAAGTAGGCCTTCTCCACGCTGCCGTCTGGGCTGGCCCAGGCGGCTTCGTCGATCTGGCGCAGAGCCCAGGCAGACCCACGCACCTGATTGCCATTGACCACCAGCATATCACTCTCGCCGCGCTGGTCGGACCACTGGCTGATGATGTTCCAGGCGGCCTGCGCCTGAAGCTCGTCGAGGAAGGCGCGCCGGCCGGTCAGCAGGTAGGCGACGAAGTTGAGGTCTGGCTGATGGGCGCTCTCCGGTCCCCAGCCGGTATCGCCCGGCACAGGCTGAAGGAGCGTGCCGCCCGCCTGCCCGGCACCACGGCTATCCGTCCAGATGCGGGGATAGTCTTTGACCGACAGCCAGGAGCCACGCGCAGCATCCCAGTGATGCCAGGGGATGCCGGCGGCAGCCTCGGCCTGGCCGATGAGGTAAGCGACCGCGCGGGGATCGCGCGATATCAGCGCCACGGCCTGGGCCATCGTCGCAGGCCCGATATCATCTCGGCCGCCCACGCCCGGCATGTATTGGGCGATGCAGCGCGGACTGAAGAGGTCGTCCCAACTTGGGTCCGCCATAGCCGCCGCATAGGACGCCAGCCGCTCTTCCGTGACCGAGCCCACGTAGTTGGCCACGCCTGCCGCATCCAGCGTCTCCTGGCTCGGCCAGACCAGATCCGGCATCGGCCCGGTCGCCACCTGCCGCAGCCAGCCGATATATTGCGGATGCCGCGGCACATCCCACCGACGCTGCTCCTGGCCGTTGAGCACGACGCGGAGGGTATAGGGCGCCGCATTGCCCCCGCCCTCGCGCATGCTGATGTCGTTGCGGGGCGCCACGTCGGCCCACACCGTGCCATTCGACGCAACGCCAACATCCACCGCCAGCCGCATGGAGGTGCAGCCCACCACCGAGGCGGGCACCTCTGCCTCGACGCGGCGCGGCTTGCCGGGCTGGATGTCGCCCAGGTCCAGGGGCCAGACGGCGCCAGATGCAGAGATGATCTCCACCATGTTGGCGCCAGCCGGTGCGGGCTGTGGCTCGGGCGTCGGCGTGACGACGATGGGCGCGGGCTCGGGGCTGGGGTCCTGCGCGACGGGTGGCGCGGGTTCCGGCTCGGGCTGCGGCGCGGGCCCGGGCGGAGGGGCTGAGGGCTCCGGCAGGGGGAGAGCGACCGGCAGCCGCTCCGCAATCAGGCGTTCCAGCGCAGCAATGCGCGTCTGCGTCGGCTCCAGCGCAGCATCCAGCATGGCGCGCAGCCACGCGGATACCGCGTCACCAGGGGTGTCGGGCATGGGTTACCTCGGGATGTGAGAGATACCGGCAGCCGGCCGGCGGCGGGTTAGACGTCGCGGTCTGGCACCCAGGCAACGGATGGCTCGTCACTTTGCGAGCGCGACCCTGGAGAGCTCAACCGGGTCTCAAGACGCTCCTGCCGGCGGAGGATTTCTTCCAGGCGCGGCAGGATGCCCGCAATCGTATTGGCCAGGGCAGAAATCCGCTCGGCCCCGGCTTGGTCCGCATTGGACAGGCCGCGAACCTGATCCTGCAGGCCCTGCAACTGCTGGTCGCGGACGCGGGTCGCGTTGGCCATCACCGTCTCGAACTGAGCGGCTTTGGTTTCGAGAGCCTGGAAGCGGGTGGTGGCCAAAGTCAGCGCCGCCGCTGTCTCCGTCCGTTGCCGCTCCAGGAGATCGAGGCGGGTATTCACCGGCCCAATGGCGACCTGCCAGACGATGCCTAGAATGCCGAGGCCGGTGAGGACCGCTGCGCCCAGAGCCCCGATGATCTTCAGCCCCACCGGAACATCCGATTTGCTCTCCGGCTTCGGCATGTGCGGAGCAAGCGCGGCCGTCAACTTTGCTGCCAGGATATCCGCAGACGAATGGGTCTGCTGCTGCCCCTTGACGTCGTGCGCCTGCTGTCTCGCGCTTTCGGCCGTGAGCATAGCCTCGACTTCGGCCCGGCTAAAACTGTCCTGGGCGTCGGGGATGGATCGCAGCGGCATGGTTCAGGCCCTCCTCTGCCGGATGCGGCGGATGGTGCTCATCGATCAGATCGCCATCGAGCGGCGGGCGAAGTATCCCTTCATGAACTGGTAGATCTTATCGATCTCTGCCGCTGAGAGCGCTCGGCTGTAGAGCGCCGTGAACGCGATGTCGGATGGGCCGACGAAGTTGGTGCTATAGCTGCTGCCGATCCGGAACATCTGATCGCCGATGTTGCGAGTGGCGCCGGCCGCCTCAGCAACAGATGCCTTCTGGCCGGTGGTCATGTTGTAGATGGACTGTCCCACTCCAGCCTGCACCGTGCCGGCGGCGAAGGTCCATCTCGTCATGTCCGGCACTGTCAGGCTGGCATTCACGACGCCCGCCGCATATCCTACTGTGTTACGCAGCAGGCCAGTCGCCGGAGTAGTCGAGCCGGAAGCTCCGGGCACGTAAAGGCTGAAACCACGTGACGGCGAACCGGTATAGTTCGACACCATGATCGGCCGCGCTGCTGCCGATGCGAAGTTCTGGTCCGTTCGAAACACCGACAGCAGCGTCATATCCGCCGTCTCGGCATGGTTCGTCTGGATGTAGTTGATCAACGGCGTGGCGCGGATCCAGTTTTCGCCGATGCTCACGGCGCCCTGCTGCGTCGCCGCCAAGCCACCGGCCAGATTGCGCAGAGACTTCTCCAGCGTGCCGCCGTGGAAATACCACCCGATCAGGCCGCCACTCACTGGCGCCATAAACCCATCTGCGATGGCCGCGAAGGACGCGGCAGGAAGGTCAATGACGGTTGAACCAATAGCAGCCATGTCAGGCTCCTTCGTTCTCGACCAGCCAGCGGCCGGCAACGCACCAGTTGTGCAGGGGGTATGGCTGGCCCACGAGCGCGGGGATGTTCGCCTCGGGATACATGCCGCTCAGGAAGTCATAGGTATCGACGGAGAGCGTCGGGTCGCTGTCGCGCAGGCAGACGTTGCCGCCGTGCCGGGTCTTGTCGCCGGCCCAGACGTGGAGGGCACCCACCGGATCGCGCGCCAGCCTCAGCCGCAGTGTGCAGGCACCGACGATCTCGACGGCGGTTAGCGTGATCTCGCCGCCGTCGTCCTTCGCGATGAAGCCCTTCTGCGGGTAGTCCGTGGCGGCGCTCAGCTTGTAAGGCAGAGCAAACTGCATCGGCGGACACGGGACATGGAAGGTGATCAGCACCTCCCTGCCCCGCCGGGTCAATTTGGTCGGCTGCATCGGCTCCCAGTCCTCGCCGCGCAACAGGATGCGGGCCGCCACCTTGCCGAGTTGCGCGCCGAGCCACCTGCTGCCATTGGCGTCCAGGTGATCGTCTTTGTCTGTCACTGGATAAGCCGAGGCGGCCAGGAAAGCGTGCGGTGTTTCCGCCGCGCTCTCCAGTTGCGCCATGGCGACCGACATGTTGGCCGCGTCATTCACCCACCAGCCTGAGGTCTGATAGGTGATGATCGCGGGTAGGCGCGTCTGCCCCGCCACGCCCTGCACCACATAGGTCTGAAGGTCGGCATAGAGCTGCTTCTGGAGTGCCTTGTAGGCGTCCTTGTCCGTGGTGCCGCCGTAGGTGGTGACGTAGTTGTATTCGCCCTGCATCCATAGGATCAGGGGCACCCCATACGACTTCCCGGCGGCATCGGCCTGCGCCTTTCCGGCCTGCGCCGCTGTCACGACGCGGTTGAACAGGTCGGGATCTGCTCCGCGGCTCAACTGCTCGATGGTGCGACCACCAACACCCGTGGACGAGACGAGGAACTGGTGCCCAGGATCGGCTGCCTGCCTTATCCAATCGAGATAGCGGCGCCGCAGGATATGCGCGGCACCCTCGCCCGGCGTTTCGCCTCTGTTGGTCGAACCAGGAGCCAGAGCGGCCACCTCGGCATCAGTCATCACGCCGCCGGAGCCGTTCAGCACCACTCCAACCATGGGTGTCAGGGCAGCGCTGCCCCCGACCGGCGCCCAGGTCGTTGCCGTGTTGGAGGCCGCATTGACGCTGCCGCCAATCATCAGCACGTCCGGCATCGGTGTCCGCGACAGCGCCGGATAGCTCTCGTACCCCACAGACCACGACTGGCCGTAAACGATGATGTGGCTGACCTGGTAGACCAGGCCGGCGAGATCGGCATAGCCGAACCGCTGCGCCACGCGCATGGAGGCCGCATAGGCCTCAGCATCGCGGCGCTCGATCACATCGGCGGTGTAGCTATCGGTGTCAGCCCCGCCCCCGCCGGCACTCGGCAGTTTCAGAGCGTTGACGTAGAAGCCATCCGGGTCTCGATAGACCAAGTCGAAGTCCGTGATGGAGGGCTCGTGCGAAATGGTCATGCCGCCCAGGCGAGCTATCGTCGCCTCAACGGACGGCATGGTGACCCGATCCTTGAGGAACTTGATCGCCTGGGCACCATCGCGCCGCCCGATGCTAAGAGTTCCGTCGCTCAGCCCCTGGACGATCGCCAAGGCAATGCGAAACGTGAGGCCGTCAGGAGACAAACCGCCACCGATGTTGCCTTCGCGGTCAACAATGGCGAGCCCATAGTCCGGAATGTCCGTGACCACACGCGCCGGCACGTCGCTCAGCGCCGCTTCGATATTCGGTGCGCTGGCGGCAGCAGCCTCAGCCTTGATGCGGGCTTGCTCTGCCCGATCCGCATCAAGAGGCACCTTGTCGAGCTGGGCGGCCGTCTGGGGGATCGCCGCGCGGAAGACGGCATCGTTCAGGACAGCACGGGTTCCGCTCATTCAGCGATCCTCCTCGGCAGCGATATCGACGGCGTAGATCAGGCCGCGGTCATTCCATGCCTGCTGCGGTGCCGGCATCGGGATCGTGGTGAACTTGCCGAACAGGCCGGTGCGGTCAGCGCGCTCGGTGCGCGGCACCACGAAGACCTGCCGCTGTGTGCCGGCTTCCAGCGCGATGGTCTCCAGCGCGTCCGCCTCACTCTCGCTCAGCGCGGGCAACGTGAACCTGGCGGTCCGCCGTGGCAGGCTGGCGCTGTCGTCAATGCCGCCGGGCGAGTAGCCACTAGCAGCGGGGTTACGTAGTGGCAGCAGCGCAGGCCCTACCCACAGTCTGCTGAACTGCAAGTAAGGCTGCGCGCTCGTGATGACGATCTGGACGAAGCGAAGTCTGGCGGGCTCGGGCAGCACCCAACACCACAGGCCGCGCGGCAGGGAGAAAGCCTTGCCGGCACGCACGACGAAATCGGCGCCCGCCATGTCGGTCATGATCCGTCCAGCCGCGTCCACCACAAGAAGGTCGCCGGCCTTGCCAAGCTCGTCTCCACCTTTGGCGATGGCCGAGAGGGACAGGTCCACGGTGGCGGTCGCCTCCGGCAGCACGCCATCGCGCGGGGCAAAGAGCGCGACAGTCCGCACCCACACCACGGCGCCCAGATCGAGCCAAAGCGTGCGCGTGGTGCCGGGCCCAGTGCGCCAGACTTCACCGAGACGCTCCGTCAGCAGGGATCGCACGCCCAGGCCCGCGACCTCACTGTTGGTCGTGATCGACACGGTCGGCAGTTCTGCCAGGTTCAGGCCGGAGATGAGTGAGGGCATCGCTTCAGGCCTGCGCAGCCGCGCGGAACAGCGCGTCGATCTCGGCGGGGGTCATGCCGATCTGTGCCGCGACGGCAATGAGCGTGGGATCATCACGCCGGACCTCCAGCGCATAGTCCCAGGCCTCCTGGGCTTCCTCGCCCGCGGCAACGATGGCTTCTTGGATCTTGGTCAGCAGCCCCGCCTGGCGCAGGGCGCGCCGGGCCTGAAGCGGCGTGATCGACATCGGAACGGGCGGCGGCAGGTCATCCACGCGCAACGCCGCACGCGTATCGTCGTCCAACTGGACGATTTCGCCATTGATGTAAACGAAGTCTGGGCTCGTGGAGATCATCCCAGCGCTCCCCACAGCGAGAACCGCCCGGCGGCGATGTTGGTGTTCACGAAGGCCAGAGCGATCTGGTCCGCATAGCCAGACGAAGTGCCGGGCACCCAGCCCGACGCTTCGAAGCCGGCATGCACCGCATTGCCGTCACGGACATGCGCCCTGGCCCACCACGCCCGTACCCCGCTGGGACAGAACTCCAAATCGCCGGCTGCCGAGCCGGGCGATCCTGGCGCGACCCTGCCATAGTTGATCGCGCCACCGGACGGCGTGATGGTGGCGCCGCCGGAGATTGTTTGGCGATACGGGTAGTCGTTCGCGCCTTGCAGGACGAGGCCACCCACGATCAAGCGGAAGTACAGGTCCACCGCACCGGCCGCCGGAGTGACATCCTGGTAGGCGATCCGGAAGCGGCTGTAGCCAGGAGGCAGCGTCTTGATCAGGCCGCTCACCGGCGAGGCGATCACATCAACCGACAGCCGATCCCAGGCTGACGGATTGCCGCCGTACTGGAAGTACCTGGAGAGGGCCACGCAGGTAATGTACGTGACCTCGCCGGCCTCCCAGTTCACCGCCGTCTGGCCGCCTGCGTGGTTCAGCACCACCTCGTCATGCGAGATCGTCGTGGGGGTGCCGGCGGTCAGGGCGCCAATGAACATCTCCCACCGCTGTCCGTCCTGGCTTTCTCGCTTCCAGCCGTACTGCTGTCCTGCGACGCCACCCGCCGCGAACGGAGCGAGGTATCCGGGCGCGGGACCGGCGATCTGCGCCGCCCCGGTGCCACCGGTCGTACTCATGACGGTCACACCGTCCAGCAGAGCAACAGTCATCAGGTCATCCCCACAGGGTCAGGGTTTTGGTGTCGCCCGCCTCATCCATGGCGGTGACAATCCAGTTGCGGCCGGCGAGGCGCGGGTGGTCCACGCTGACAGACTGGCCCACATCGATAGCCGCGCCCCACTGGCCCAGCGGCACACGCCAACGGCGGCGTCGGACACCATGGAGCGACATCAGGTAGGCGGCCTGTGCCTGAGCATCGGCCGCGAGATCGAACCCGCTGACCAGCGGCTCCGGATCAGTCGCAGAGGGGTAGGCTGTCAGGACCGAAGGGTCCAAGGCGGTCTCGACTTGCTGCGCGGTGCCATAGACGGCGACCGCCGCTTGGTCGGCCGCAGCAATGCCGTTGAGGTCGGTGGCGCTCTGCACGAGACCCAGGACCTGATAGGCTACCCGTTGCCGCCAGCGGGGTGGCGCGCCCTCCACCTCTGATGGCTCGCCATCCAGCATCCAGCGCGCGATAGCGTGTGCCGGCGGAGATGCCTCCGGGCGAAACAACCGGCCGGCGACAATCCGCCCCATCCGGTCAGAGCCCCACCATGCCGCGCAGCTTCCCGTGACCTCGTTGAGCGCCGCCTCGACGGTCCCGGCCTTAAAGAGAAAGCCCGCAAGCCCGCCCGGCAGCGAGCCGGTGAAACTGGCGTCGTCGATCCGGTCGCCAGGCAGCCCGCCCGGCCCCGAAAGCAATGCCAGGGCGATGCCGGCATGGGTCTGAGTTCCGGCCCCGATCGCGTCTACCGTGACCTGCCGTTCCGGTGGGCTGCCCAGGCGGATCAGTCCCAAGGGCAGGCAAGTAGCGTAGGTGCTGATGGGCAGGATCGCGGTGAGCAGCGCCGCGGCCGTTGGGTAGTTTCCAGCGGGGTCCAGAATAGCCCCGCCGTCGCGCACGCCGGAGACGATGGCCAACTCCCGGCCTGAGATCTGGTAGACAAGTTGCGGCGCCATCAACGGCACCACCGGCACGTTGCGCTTGGCGCCGTACAGCATCGGCCGCATCTGGCCCTTGAGCGCCGCATCGCCCTCCAACCCGCCGGTTCCTGCGTAGGGGCTGCTGACCGGCACGGCGAGATCCCGCGCCGCCTCCCGCAGCCCGATCGTCACCCGCCCCGTGGCACCAATCGCCGCGCCAGTGATGCGCAGTTCGGCAACCCGCTCGAATGCGCTGTAAGCGGCGCGCAGTGGGGCGCGATGTGGACCGCGCAGCAGGACCGCAGGACGGCCCGCCATAGTCCAGTCGCCGGTCACCTCATCCAGCCGCCCGTCCGCGTTATCGAGCCGCACCTCGCCGGCCTGAAAGGTCCGCCTGGCGCTCTCCTCCGGCAGCAGTCGGATGGACCGCGCCAAAGTCGGCGGCTCCTGGAGGCGGCCAGGGTACGCCACATTCGGCATGGCCGCGTCACCCGGCTCCCCAATCCAGTCACGCTGGCTGTAGCGCAGGGTGGCGCCGGTCCCGCCGGCCACTGGCTGGCGCGGCCGGGCCCCGACCGCATGCATGCCGGGCTGGTTCTGGACAGCCCGACGCACGATGACCGGCATGGGCGCTGAGCCCAGTTCCAGCAGCCATTCTGTCTCGGCCATCAGTCGGCCACCAATGCGCTGATCTCCAGCCTGAGCAGCCGGATCTCTGTCCGAAGGTCGTTCTGCGAAGCCACCACGCGGTCGCCCAGCTTTTCTGTGGTGTCCTTCATGATGCTCGCCATGGCGGAATTGGTGAGTGTCTCGACCGGGATACTTCCGACACTCTCAAACACCGACAGGATACGGTCCTGTGCTGCGCCGAACCCTGCACTCGACCCGTAGTATTCCCGCGCCGCATTCCGGTAGTCGCCGGCAGCCGAGGGCAACGCGCTGATCGCGTCGAAATCGCCTGCCACAGCCCGGCTGCCCAGGTCACTGAAGTCACGTTCCAGCAGGCCCAGCTTCGCCTGCGGAGACAACAAGGAACTGTCATCCGTCTGCATCGACTGGATGAAGTCGGTGATGCTGCCGAGGACGCCTACCACGCCCTGCTCAGCCTGCTGGCGCTTGGCCAAATCCTCCGCCACCTGCGCGGCGCTGCCGCCCAGGGCCAGCATCTGTTCGGCGAGATCGGCCGCCGCGTCATCCACGCCCCGGAAGGATGTGGCCACGTCCCGCAGCTGATCATTGCTCAGCCCGTTCAGTTCGGACTGAAGCTGCTGCCAGTAGAGCCGATCCGGATCGAGGCCGAGCGCGGCATAGGAAGCGCCATTCTCCGCCCAGTTGGTCCGCACGCCCTCGACGGAGCTGATGTAATCGCGCCCCTCGGCCGAGCGCGACGCCTGCCAGTATCCCGCGCGCGTCTGCTGGTCCTGCGCCCCCTTCGCCGCCGCTTCGGACACCCCCGTTTGCCCCTGCTGACGCAGCAGCCCCTGGTACTCGGCGTCCAGGGTCTGCCACCTGCTGTTGATGAAGGGCGTGCGCTCCTCCTGGCTCAGCCCCATCTGGATCAGGCTGTCGTTCAGGGCGGTCACCTCGGCCTGTGAGGTCTTCGCCCAGTTCTGGATGCGCAGCGTCACCTCGTCGACGCCGTTGGCCACAGCGCGCCGCTGCTCGTCGCCCTCTTGCAGCCCCTGGAGCGTCGCCTCGCGCTGCTTGATCAACCCGTCGACGCTCTTCTGGCGCACCAAGTTCAGATCGTCCTCGGCAATGCCCAGGCTCTTGGCCTTGGCGATCGCCTCATCGATCGGCTTCACCAGGGTTTCGAGTTGCTGCTGCCACTGCGTGATCGGGTCGCCCTTGGCGCCGGCGGTCATCGGACGGTAGGTGCCGTTGTACCAATCCAAATTTTGCAGAACGTCTTCGGTGCCATTGCTATGCGTGATGACCGACTGCACTTCCGCCGAGGCCAGCCCCTTCATGCTGTCGATCAGGGCCTGCGTCATATCCTGGACGAGTTGCTGGACGCTTTCTTCGTTCCGCTCGTACTCGTGCCACTTGCCACCATCCGCGCCATACAGCGCCGCGATGCCGTCCCTGTTGCCCGCCTTGATCTCGTAGTTGAACGGGATGGCGGAGGCGCCAGTGACGGTTTGCAGCCCCTGCGCCAGGGTCTTGACCTGCTCGCCCACCTGCGTGGCGAGATCCCTGTTCGCTTGGCTGAAGCGATCACCAGTCAGGCCGCCGACCTCTGACGTGTCCGAGTGCAGATTGCCGCGGTACACGCCCGTCATGTCGCTGGGCTTCTGGCCCGGCAGCAGCGAGCCGACGATGGCCAGCACCGCCGCGGCGGCCAGGCCATAAGGGCCAGCAGCAGCCAGCCAGGGTGCCGCAGCGGCAATGCCACCGCCCACCGCGCCGCCGGCAGCAGCCAGGGTGCCCAGGCCGCCTACGACACCAGCGATGCCGCCGGCGGCCTGTGTATAGCCGCCAACGCCACCGCGCTTCAGGCCGGAGTAGAGGGCGTAGCCACCTCCCGCCACGCCAGCGACGCCGCCGATGGTGCCGGAGGCGGTGCCAAAGAGCGTGCCATTGTTGCTGGCGAGGCCGGCGACCGCATTGGGATCCGCGCCTGCCAGGCCAGCCGCTGCCGAGGCGGATGTAGGCGCGGAAGTCGACGCGAACAGGCCGCTACCAGCCGCCCAGTTGTCGAAGCTGTTGACCATGCCGCCGACCGTGCTGCCGCCGGCGCCGCCACTTAGCTTGAAGATGCCGCTGGCCGCGTCGAAAGTGGACACGCCACCGGAGGCGCTGGTCGCAGTGCCGCCCGCCGCGCCAGTGCCGCCTAGCACCGTCATGATGCCGCCGAGGGTCGGCCGGGTGCCGCCGAAGGCGCCGTTCAGGAACTGGTTGCTGGCCAACTCGGCAATGGTGCCGATCAGGCTGGCCTTAATGGCACGCCAGATGTTGCCGAGGCGGATAGAGCCCGCCTCGCCGGCCGCAATAGCCGAGACCAACGCACCCTTGATGGTGCTGGCGGTTTCTTCCACGAAGCCGGGAATGGCCTGCCAGCTATTGCGCAGCTGCTGCGTCTTGTTGTTCGCATCCACCGTCTGGCGCGCAAGCTGCTGCGCCTTGGTGATGGCGTCCTCATCCTTGGCGCCAGACGCCACAGCATTCTGCCGCGCCCGGTATGCCGCGAGCTCGCGCTCGCGCTCGTCGGCCGTGGCGCCGACCAACTGCCGTTCCTTGTCCAGGTAGTCGAGGTTGCGCTGAGCCGCGTCGTTGGAGGCTCGCAGAGCGTTGTCGGCCTGCTTCTGGGTTAGCCGCTCATACTCGTCGGCGAGGCCCTTGACGGCCGCCTTCTGAGCCTCGTCGCCTTCGATACCGGACACGCGAACCGCCTCGCGCGCCTTCTCTTCAGCCGTCAGGCGCTGCACGGCCTCGCGGCCCTCGCCCCATGCCACCGCAAGGCGGTCCTGGCTCTGGATGGAGCGGTCCACCTCGCGTCCCGCCGCGAAGTAGGCCGCGCTCAGCTCATTCAGCTTTGCGGTTCGCACAGCCTCCCGACCGGCATCCGTGGGCAACTGGCCCACCGCACGCATACGATCCTCATAGTCGCGGATGGCTTCGTTTACCGCCCGCTGAGCCGGATCGTAGGTGTGAGCGCTCTCGGAGGCGCGCTGGAGGCCGCGCAGAACTTCTTCCTGGGGCCCCCTCAGCCCCTCAAGCGTCGCGCGCCATTTCTCCTGCGCAACCGTCAGGCTCTCCTGCACCTGAGTATTGCCGACAGCCGCTTCCTTGGCCCTTTCCGCAAGCGCGATGGCCTCTTCCAAGCCCGCTCGCTGCGTCGCCAGGGAGGTGCCCACCTGACCAGGGACGGCCGCCTCGCCGCGAGCCATTCTGAGCGCGCTATTTACGTCATCGCTCGGCGATGGCGGCCCAAACTGCTTATCGCCCTCTCGCGCGCCCACGCGGCCAGCCGCAGTGGCGCCAGAGGTGTCCAGGGTGACAGCGCGTGCCTCAATGGTCAGCGGCTGATCGAACTTCCGCAGGTAGTCCTGGCCGCCAGCCAGAGCGCGCGGGTTCTGGCCTGCCACTGCCCGCTCGTAGCCCGTGTCGCCCTGGTTGTAGCGGAAGGCCGCCTGCCGCTCGTCGCCGCCGGCAGCATCCAGGCGCTGCCCAGCATACCAGACGCCCATGCGGATGTTGCCGGCTGGGGTCAGCCGGTCAAAGCCCGACATGCCCAGCGCCCTGGCTGCATCCTGCGCAGCCGGCGTGCGGATCTGGAAGGCGCCCAGCGCACCCTCGTTGTTCAGCACCTGACCGTCGGAGCCAAACTGGCGAAAGCCGCTTTCGTTCCGCGCGATGCGCAGCATGAACTCCGGCGAGCGCCCCTGACGGAGGGCCTCCTGCCGGATCATCTCCTGGATCTCGACCTGAGACGCGCTCTGCGCGGCCTGTGCAGCCGGATCCGGCGCGCGGCTCCCGCCCCATGGCTCCCACCCCAGCCAGCGACCGATGCCGGTGGAGGAACCCAGCGAGGGATCGAACATGCCGCCCTCGCTCACATTGCCGAGGCGGCGGGTCATCCATTCGGCGAGTTGGCGCCCTGGTGTGGCCAGGAAGTCGCCGATCTCCTGTCCTAGCTCCTTTAGGCGGCGCCCCAGCGTGTCCATTGCACTGGCGAAGGGCGACAGGCCGTCCTTGGCGGCACCGGCCGTCTGCTCATTTACCCGGCCGATCACCAGCGCGAAGGCATCGCCGCGCTGCCCACCCTCGACGAGGCGCTGCGCAGTCAGGCGCAGCTGCTCATTCATGCCAGGGAAGTGTTGCCTCGCCAGTTCGTCCACCAGCGCCACCGGATCGCGCATGCCCTGGGCAAAGCGGTCCACGCCGGCGGCGACATCGATGCCCATGGTGGCTGCGAAGTCAGCCGCTTGGCGCGTCAGGGCGCCAAAGTCGAGGCCACTGTTGCGCGGCGCGGCGCCAGCGAAGGCAATCTGCGCCGATCGGGCCGTGTCGATGGAGAGGCCGGGGGTGGCCAGCACGGCTGCCTTCGCCGCTGCCTCCGCCTGGCGGCCCATCGCGGCATAATCGGATGTCACGCCACGCAGGCGCGTTTGCATCGCCGCCAGCGCGCCCTCTTGACTGTTGTAGGACAGGGCGACCGCCGCGCTGGCAGCCGTGGCGGCGACCATGGCGACGCGGAAGGGGGTAAATAGCCCCGTTACCAGTTGGACTGCCCTGCCCACACCGCCCACAGCGCCGGTGGCCTGCGGCGCCTGCTGAAGCAGCGGCGTGAAGATACCCTGCCCCGAACCGACCTGGACTACAAAGTCCTGCGCCTGCGCAATCAGGTTGGTCCACTCGTGGGCCTGGAGCTTCAGCGCAGAGCTGGTGGCATTGGCAGCCTGGGCAGCGTCGGACTGGGAGCCCTTCAGCGCGTTATAGCGGACCTCCGCCTGACGCACGCGCTCCGCCAACGTCTGGATGGTGCGGGTTCTCTGCTCATCCGACACATCTGGGCTGGTGGCCAGAGAACGGCGTGCGGCCTCAAGGTCGCGGGTCGCCCTGGTCAGCCTGTTCTCGGCCTGCGTCACCACGTCCGCCTGATTTACCCAGGTCTTCGCAGTGCGGGTGTTGCGCGTCAGGCGCTCATCCACCGCATCGAAGGCATTGCCTAAGCTATCGAGAGACCGAGCTGCGGCATTAGCGCCAGCCGTGGTCTGATCCTCAAAGCGGCTGGTGAATACCGCCTCAGTAACTTGGCTCAGATTGGCCATGGCGCCCTCCAAATGAAAAGGGCGCCCCGCGAAGGACGCCCTCTGTCTCAGTTTAGGTTTGGCCGTTCAGGCCGATCGAAGCAGATCCAGCGCCTGTTCCCGCACTGAGGCGAACAGGTCGTACTCTGGATCCATAAGGTTCCACTGACCCGCATCGGCACGCTCAGCGAGGATCACCACCTTGGCCAGCAGGTCACGGAGGTCACCGGGTGCCGCAGCCATCCGCGAGAGAGCAGCCGCCTCATCATCATTCCACCGCTCGACATCGCTCCAGATAGGCGATGCCTCCACTTCCGCATAGCGACCCATGACGAGGCGGTAGCTGCTCACCGCCTCGCCGGCTTGGGCCGTCGTATCCACGCAGCCATAGACTACACCGGTCGCTGCAACGGCGCCCGCCAGATGGCCGAAGAAGGACCGGCGGGACGGTTCGGTGGAGGTCATTAGTGGGCCTCCCCCTTGAGCACCGTCAGGATGCCGGAGCGCCAGCGAAGCTGCCGAACCGGGGTTCCATTCCCCTGCTTCTTGCCGGTGTCCACCATCACGGCAAACCGTCCGCCCGCCTCGGTCGGCTCCCAAATGAGGTCATCCTTGGCATTGCGGTGGTCTGTTTGAAACCCTCGCTCCTTGAGCAACTGGTTCACGGCCTTTCCGGACCGGCCGTCCAGCCGCCGGCCAATATCACTGACGTTCAGGTGCTGCTCGGCTTCGGGCGCCTCCAGCGAGGGGATGCCCATCATGACCATGGGGTTCACCCCGATCTGCTTCTCGGTAGCACGCGACGCCATCAGGAGCGCCTGGTTGCCGATAATTCCGAACCGCTTGGCGATCCGGAGGCAGGCGTCCAACGCTACAGCGATCTCGCGTGGCGTTGCCGGGCGAACGACAGTGCGGTGGACGCCTTGGGGGTTTTCGCCAGATTTGGCGGAAACCTCGGTCCGACCCTCCATGTGCGCCCGGACGATCACGTTGCAGGCCATGTGGAATTCAGGGCTGAGGTACTTGGCGTATGCCATGGCGATCTGCCAGTGCGCCCAGGTAGCACCTCCCTTGCCCCGCGACCCGCGGATAATGTGCCCCTCGGGCACATTAAGCACTTCAGCCACATGCGCGATGAAGTCCGCGCCCTCCTTCCGACGCCAGTTTGCCGGCCGTTTGGCTTCGTCTGAACCGGAGGCCACCCACATGTCCGTCAGCGACAGCATCTCGCCGCGCTCGTTGATCATGCTGGTGCCGTAGCGGAAGCCGCCTTCAACGGGCACCATATTGTATTGACCGCCGGCCCCGCCGTGGTCCAAAAACTGTCCATCCATCGGTCTGTGTCCTCAGATCGTTCGGTGAATGGCCTCGGGTCGCGTCAACGACCTCTTGGCCGTGGTGGTATCAGCAGACGGCGGGTTCACCCCGCCAAGGAATTCCCCGCCGTCTGCCCGCCGCCCGTTCCCGAGCAGCTAACTGCCTCCAAACCCTTCTGGATCAGCATCCGAATGGTTGCCGTCCTGCTCGGCATCCCCGCAGGCACACCCCATTCGTCGATTGCGACCAGCTCGTCCTTAGGCATCTCAACGATCACGCGGGCCTTTTCCTCGGCCGCGCCGCGCCTATACCCTTGGGTAAGCGCATTTGACATCATTCGTCCTCCTTTCGACAAAAGGATGAAAGCCTAATGTCAATCGCACTGTCAATAGATATCCGCCACGTTCCTGCTAACCCTGCGGTGCGCTGGCATGGATGTTCAACATGGCTGACAAGGAAGATACCGAACGTCGGGTTTATGTGCTTCCCGAACCGCTTCTGAAGAGAGTTCGAGCTTACCAGACTGCCAATGCCCTCACGTCTGAGGTGGAGGCGGTGCGACGTCTCTTGGATCACGCACTACAAATGCGCGACAATGTCCGTGACATTCTAAATGCTGTGAAAGCACGGATGCAGGTCGAGAAAGATCTTAGGGTTATTGCTGGAGATATAGTAACTCCACACGCACTAGTCATAAGCGTAAATATTGGTGACCACCAAGTTGAATTCATGCTCAAGGATGGAACTGGAGGCCGATTTAACTCGTGGGGCCACTTTGAAGTGTATGAGGAAGATTTCTTCGGAGATGGCCGGACGAAATGGACCACATGGCCTGAGCCCAAGAAACCCACAGTTTCCAAGTCAGAACAAAAGAAGCTGACATCTCCTGAACCCGACGACGACATCCCCTTCTGACGCCCTTCTCGTCACGCTTCCGTTCCGTCTAAGCTGCATTCCGTGCAAACGGGGGCTGCAATGCGGAAGATTGTAATATTCGCTGGACTTCTGAACATTCTCGCATCCGCCGTATGCGCGGAACCTTTGAATTGCGAGAACCTAGCGAAGGAAGGCCGCCAGTTGGCTCAAAAGGTCTCTTATGTGATGGAGATTACTCGCGAGGCTGAGAATAAGGGAAAGCCGGATTACTCTAACATCTTCGGGTTCAGTAACTTGAAATACGATCGCCTTTTACTGGAAAGCAATATCTCCCTCCAGAGGGACTACAGGTGCCCGATTGAAGCAATCGTGGTCTCCGGCATGAACAACCTAACCTCCTTCATGGCCGAGAGAGGTCAGCCACTCCGCTGACGTCCCCCCCCCTCACCTCACGCTAATCACCAACGCCGGGTTCTCCACCGGCCTCCCCGCCTTCTGCCCGGTCTTCAGGATGTACTGGCCTGGGAAGTGGACCGTGTAGACGCGCCGGGCATCCAGCGTGGGAAACCGGCGCCGCACCGCAATAGCTGCATCGTCCACCATGTTGGGCGGTACGCTGAAGCGCAGACGCCGGTTTCCCACCAACTGAACGTCCTGAAGACGCTCGTAAGGCTGGCGGTTGGTGATCAGGATCTCGCTCACGCCAGCCCCGACCTTCTGCGGGTCGAAGCTGCCCTGCCGGATGATCCTGGCGCCGGATGCATCGCCAGCATTGAAGGACGCCGCCACCTTCACACCGTTGTGGCGGGTGCCGCGGGCCGGACCTGACGTGTAACCATCAGCCCCGATGGCGTAGATCCAACTGTCCCGGAACGTGCCGCCGCGCACCGGAGATCTGGCGCGGAGATAGGCCATGGCGAACGCCGCCGCCTCGCCCAGCACCTGGAAGCGGTAGACGATGGCGCCGCCGGGCTTCACCTGATCCTCGCTGGCGCCCTGCTGGCCATCTACGAAGGTGGCGTAGGTCGGCGATGCCCGGCCGGTGCGGATCAGATCGTCACGGCCGGCACGCGCGGCCGATGCCAGCATCTTCGACTGCGCATCGGGTGTCAGGTTCTGGTTGACGAAGACCTGCACCGATCGGCGGAAAGCGCGACTGCCGCTCATTTCGCCTCCTTCTCCGCCCACCAGGTCAGATAGACATCATCCAGGACGCGGACACAGCGCTCGATGAACAACGCGTCGCCGTCATTCAGGCCGCGCCGCTGGCACCATCGGTCGATGGCGGACCAGGGGATGCGGCCTGGGCGGGATTTGATGACCATCACGCCCATCGGCTGAGCGACACCAAAGACCGTGTGGGGCCGATCATCTCGAAGCTGGTCCCAGGCGCGGTAGGGGCGCTCCAGCCAAGCGGGGAGGGTCGGCTTGTAGGGCCGTTCCTCCTCCGCCTCCTCCTCGATCAGCTGTTGGTATGCGCCCCATTCGAGCTGGTATCGGAGGACCTCACGGAGTTTCCCTCCGCGTCTTCCAGGTCGGCGGCGCGGCGCGAGGTGGCCAGACGTGCCGCAGCAAACATGCCATCGCCGAGCGGCTTGTACTTCGGCTCGAAGATCATCTTCTTGGCCTCGTCCCAGGAGACCTCGCGCCCGCCGTCCTTCAGGTTCTTGATGCCGAAGACGCTGTGCTTCACCAGGCATTCCAGGTTGGCCTTGCGCAGCAGCGCCACCGGCACGCGGCCGAGATCGTCGCCATAGGCACGGGCCAGCCGGCGGTGCGCAGTCGCCTGGGCGTCCGTGTAACGGTCGTTGAAGCCCACCGTCAGGAATTCGATGTCGTCCATGTCACCGCCGGGAGCGATCCAGTCGCCTTCGGGTGAGGTCTCGACAGCGGTCACAATCGAAAGGTCAGCCATGGGATATTTCCTCTGCGGGAAGGTGCGGGAATGCGGGGAAGGAAGACGAGGCCGGCCGTGCCCCGCAGCAACGGCCGGCCTCTACGCGCACCGGCGCCGCGGCGCCGGCGGGCGGTCTGTTGCGATCGCGCGATGTTCCAGGCAGCATGCCTACTCACGACTGGGAGAGCGGGCATGGACCCTAAAGCGCGAACGATGGTTGAGACTTTGACAGGAGAGGTGACGATGCTGCGCGTCGCGCTTGCCATTGCGCTCCGGCACATGCCCCAAGAAGTTAGAGACGAAGCCTTGGAACAGATGCGCCGCGTCGCTACGGGTGGCCCTCTTCAGGGTGCCGCCGAGGCTATGGCGATCAGCACAATCAATAACTTCGAGCAGGCAATCGACGTGTCAAAGCCGCTTGCTCGCGGATGATCTGCTCTCGTGTTGCCGTGTAGGCAACCTCCAGTAAGGCCAGATCGGTGGTGGGTTCTTCGGTCAAGTTCATCACCGATCAGGGTGCCGCCGGCGTGCGGGTGATCCGCAGCGCGACGCCATTAGCATCGCTGCCGCCTTCGAGGTCGTAACGGGCCATCACCGGCTGGCCGGGGCCACCGGCAACAATGTTCGGGCTCGCGATGCCGGAACCTGGAAGCTCGAACTTATAGGAGTTTCCGGCGGCATCGACCGTGCGGAAGGAGAAGGTGCCGGCAAGCTTGCTTTCTGACCGGTCAAAAAGATCGAAGTCGCGGAAGTAAAACTCCACCGACCCTCCGACGAGGAAGCTGCCCATCCGCATGCCCTGAGCGGCGGCAGCGCCCAGACCGAAGTCGGCGGCCGCGCCGTCATTACTGATGTTCAGGCTGATGCTGTTGCAGACGGATGGGATAGCCACCCCGTCCATCATGATGTCGCGAACACCACCAACGGGGTCAATCACATCGCCGCCCGGAGCCGGCGTGTAAGTACCACCCGTGGAGGCCGAGACGATGGCCTTCTTCTGTTCCTTGGAAAGCACACTGAAGGAGCCGGACAGGAACTGGCGGCGCGCCAAATTCAACGTGCCGGCGCTGAAGAAAGATCCCGGATACTGGAAAAGCTTTGTAGCGCTGAACCGCTTCTCCAGAAGAAAGGATTTGAAGACCGTTCCGTTGACCAGCGTCGCGGCGCCTGTGGTCGCGCTCCACTCGCCACCAAGAAGGCCCGCCAGAACATCGTCGTAGGTGCCGTAGGAGAAGGCGAAGTCGATGCCACCCGCAGCGCTCTTCTCTGTCGTCGCGGGCCGCGCGGCAACCCGCCGATCATTCATCTCGCCAGGCCGATCACGGGTTTCCTGACCGCGAAGGCTCTCGCCTGTCAACCGGAGGGCCTGCAACTTCGGAGTGGCAGGCGTGACACCCCAGGCGGCTTCCTGGATGTAGCCCATCGATACCTGGGAGGTGTCCAAGCCCGCTTGATAGTTGGTCGTCGCGCCCATGACGGTTCTCCATAAAAAAGGGCCGCCGCAGCGACCCTTGATGGTTCAGTGATGGAGGCCGTCTTCTCGACGAGGCCCCGAATGGTGTTCGCGGATCACTCCGCCTTGTCGGCGGCCTTCTTGGTCTCGGCCTTCGGCTTCTCCGCCAACTCGGCCCGCTGGCCCTGCATCAGGACCGGCGCGTAGTCGTCGGAGAGGGTCTGCTCGCCCACCTTCTTGCCGGTGGCCTCGTCGATGATGGTGAAGGTCTTGTCGGCCATGCGGCCCTCCTCAGAAGGACTGGAAGCGATAGGCGATGCGGAGCGGAAGGCGATGCCAGTTCCCCTCCTCGTCATCTCCGCCACTGTCGAAGATGAAGCGGTCGTAGAGGACGGCGCGGGGCGGCAGGCCACGGAACCAGTCGGCGGCCTGTTTGCGCAGCGCCACGCCCTCGGTGATGCCGGTGCCGGTGGGGATCACCACGGCCACGTCGATCATCCCCTCCTCCAGCCACACGCCGGGCCCCAGCTCGTAGGGCTCAGAGCCATCGGCCCGGAGGTCTACGGCGAGGAACGGCGCTGGCGGCTCCGGCATATCGAAAGCCTCGTTCGGCCAGGCGACCGTCAGGCCAGCTTGTGCCGCGCCGTCGGCGATGATGGTCCGGGCATCGAGCCACACGTCAGGGCTGCTCATGACACCCAGATGCTCCATCCAATCAGCAGCGCGCCGTCGTAGATCGGCCGGGCGCCCTTCACGGTGGAGGTCCGCCCGTCGATCACGAGCCGGTCGGGCTGCGCCGGCGGGAACGGCCATTCCGCCGCGGCAATCTCGTCCTGCAGGATCTCGACCTGCTGGTCGCCGCCCTGCACCCCGCCTTGGATCTCGTCGGGCCGATAGCCGCGCGGGAAGCCCAGCAGGGTCACGGAGGCGGCTGGCGTGGCGCCGCGCGCCTGGCGGGTTAGGACCATGGGGCGGCCCTTGGCGCGGATCTGGCGGCGGCGGGCTTCGAGGTGGTGGGACATGGGTCAGCCCAACACGTGGCGGCGATAGGGTTCGAGGAGCGACACCGCCTGGGGCGGCAGTGCGCTCATGTCGGCCGTCGCGATGAAGGATGCGGAGCCTACGCCCTCCGTGGTCTCGGAGCGCAGCATGGGGTCACGACCACGGCCGGCATACTGAGCCGCCATCGTTGTCAGACACGCCAGCTCAACATCTTCGGGCAGGTCGCGGCCCTCTTGGCCTGGCAGGAGCCATCCGCCGGTGTATTGCACCGTCGCGCTATAGCCACCCCAGCATGCCAGCAGGCCAGCACCGCCGATGCGGTGAAGCAGGCCGGAGGCCGGATCGAGGTCGAGGTCAGTGGCGAGGAACGCCGCGCCATCCAGAGACATGGCCACGGGCCCGACGACCGGCGTGCGGGACAGGATCAGCGGGCCCGCGCCGCGAGGGCGGAAGCTCTCGCTCACGGTTTCCCGGGCAAAGGGGCGGCGACAGTGGCTCACGACTGCCGCCGAAGCCTGCGCGATCAGGCGCAACAGGCTTTGTTCGTCCACCGCATCACCCACCGCCAGGAATTCGCGCGCTGCGTCGACCGTGGTCAGCAGGCGGGATGCGGCGGGGGTGATGACGGTGAGCATGTCAGGCGCCCTTGTTCTCGGGCGCCGCGGCGCGCGCCTTGTTCTCGGCGACCGCCTCGGCCTTGGCTTCGCGCTGCGGGGCGCCGGCGGCCACCTTGCCCCACTTCGCCGCCTCCACCGCCTTGGCGCGCGCCAGGCGCTCCTCATAGGTGGCGTGGGCATCAGCGACAGTCGGCTGGTCGGGGACAGCCGGCGCGGTGCCGGCCTGGTTCAGCTTCTCGACGGGCTTGGTCTCAACCTTCGCCGCCGGCTTCGGAATGGTCTCGTCGGCCATCTGGCCCTCCTGAAAAGCAAAGCCCCGCCGAAGCGGGGCCTATGGGTTGCTCAGGGACGCAGCGGCCCGGTTAGGCCGCCACCTTCACGAACTTCACGGACTGCGTATCCAGGATCATCCCGCCCATCCGCTTCGTCGTGTAGAAGCCGACGAAGGGCTTGTTGGTGTAGGGGTCGCGCAGCGTGCGGATGCCGATGCGGTCCAGGATGCGGTAGGCGCGGCGGAAGTCGCCGAAGGCGATCGGCAGGGCGCCGGCGCCGACATCTGGCATGTCCTCCAGGTCCACCACCGGGTAACCCAGCAGCGCGCCGGGCTCGCCAGCCTGAAGGGAAGGCTGCCACAGGTAGTTGCCGTCGCTGTCCTTCCACTTGCGCATGGTGGACAGCGTGACGCCGTTCATCAGCCAGCGCGCGTTGCGCCGATAGCCCTTCTTCAGGCTGTAGATGACATCGAGCAGCAGATCGCCGGGGTCCGTCGTCGGCAGGGTGCCGGCGGCGCCAGTGGCGAGGAACTGGAAGGTGCCGAAGGGGCGCGTCTTGTCGTTCACCGCCGTCATCGGGGCCGTGAACAGGCCCTTCGGCTTCTTCACGCCGTCACCGAAGAAGACGGCCTGCCCTTCCTTCTGGTTGAACTCGTAGGCGATCTCGCCCGCCAGTTCGGCCTCCAGATCGACACGGCTGTCATCCAGCAGGGTCTGGCTGACCTGCGGGTTGGCATAGATCTCGCCGAAGGTGCCGGCGATCTCGGTCCACTGCGGCCCACTGGTGGCCGGCCGCGCGTCCGTCTCGCCCACCCAGCCGCTGCCGGCGCCCCCCAGGCTGACCAGCTTGCGGTACTCGGTGGTGCCGATCTGCTGCGCGTCGAACAGGCCGCGAACCTCGCTCTCGTCGCGCTGCAGCTTCAGGATCTGGGCGTCGATGGTCTCGGGCACCAGCAGGCCGCCGTCTTCCGGCACCAGCGTGGTATTGGCCTTGCGCTCCAGGTCGCGTAGCTCGTGGTCCGTGAGGGCGCCGCGGCGGGCCCACTTGTCCCAGCCGGCGCGGTGCTCGCGCTTCTCCGGGGTGTCCATGGCGCCCACCGGCGCACCATTGCCGCCGGGGATGCGGTTGGCCTTCTTGCCGATCTCGACCAACTCGTCGGAGAGCTTCTTGACCTCGCCCTCCAGCTTGTTGACCGTCTCGGTCGTGACCGGGTCGGGCGCGCCCTTCTGCTCGACCTCCTTCAGTCGGCGGTCGTTGGCGGATTTGAACTCCTCGAAGCGCCGGCTGATGCCCTCGATGAGGGACTTCACCTCGACAAGGCCGGGTTCCCCCGCCTCGCGGCGCTCCAGAGCAGGCGCGCGGCCACGCAGGGCCGTGCCGCCCGCCAGATTGTGTCGGTTGGACATGATGCCCTCCTCAGGGCGGGTTGTTCAGGTGGTCGAAATGGACCCTTGGAGCGCCCGCAGGCTGTCCATCAGGTCCGACACGCCGCCCGCCTCTTCGTCCCGAAGATCCATGGCAGCCTTGAAGCCGACGCTGGCGATGGCCCGCGCCTCGCTGCGCGAGTACCCGCCCTCTTCACGAAGGAAGGCCTCGAATTCTTTGGGCAGGCGGATGCGATCCGCCGCCTTGACGTTGGAGACGCGCGCGGCGCCGTTCGCCGGAAAGGTGACCAGGGAGACTTCCCAGAGGTCGACCTGCTTCAGCGTGCGGACACCGCTCTTCTCGTCCCGCTCCGACTTCACAGTGGCGAAGCCGATGGACAGGCCGGAGATGGCCTTCATTTGCAGCAGTTCGTGCGCCTCGGCGCCCTGCCGGGTCTTCAGGGCCAGCTTGCCCTCGACGAGGAGGCCCCGTTCATCCTCCCGGATCGACGTATAGACCCCGATCGGCTGCCGCTGGTCGTGCTGCCAGAGCAGCGCCGGCAGCGTGCCGGCTGTCCGGTGCTCCGCCAGCGAAGCCTTGAAGGCCCCCGGCGCTATCCGGTCGGAATAGCTGTCCAGGACGCCGAACACGGAGCCGTAGCCGGAGAAAGTGCCGTCGGCGGCCACTTCCTTCACTTCCAGCCCGAAATCGAGGGTCTTGCGGCCCCCGAAGCCGTCGCGCACCTCCAGCGCAGCGCCGGTCGCCCGGCTTGCAGCTCCCCAGCGCATCGCATTCTCCTTGAGATTGGGGGCCAAAACCCCCATATTTCGGTTTCCACCGGGTGACGCCCGGAAAGTCGCTATACCGACGCGTCGCTTGGCCCTCGGGCCGTTGGACGGATGGGGATGTGGCGCCCCCTCACCCGGTGGAATTCCTTCAGATTGGTTCGTATTGCGTCGTGTTGCCGATGGCCGCCGCCGGCATCCGCTGCACCGTTACCAGACGGTTGCCGCCCTGCGGCGCCGAGGGGCGGATCACGTATTTCACGACCATCCCCTCCGCGTCTCCGGCAGGCCGGACCCGCACCAGTGTGCCGTTCGCCCGGTCGATATAGCTCTTGCCCCCAGATGGCCGCATGACCGAGGGGATGGCCCGCAGATCAGCCGCGGTAGCTGGCTTCCGGGTGCCGACCTGACGCATGGCCTTCTTCAGGACCCGATCCTCAGCGTGAATGGTGCCGCCAGACCAGCGGAGGCCAGCCGCCTTGAGCCCTGCCCGGTCCTTCTTCGACAGCTTGCCGATACGGGCCAGGGCGCCTGTGGGATGCACCGCCGCGAGGACGGCCGCCAGCATGCTGTCGAAGCTGGCGAAGCGCCCCAGCGCGTCCCGGAGGAAGGTCCTCGCGCGCTCCTCAGCGGCGAAAGGGCGGCGGCCCTTGCTCGGCTCGCCTCCCGTGTCCTGTTCCTGCGCGGCTTGATCCGGCGTCGCCATGTTCAGCGGCTGCAAGGGCTCGCTGAGGCCGTCGATCTCATCCAGTTCTTCCCAGCCGCGCGCCTCGTTGCGCAGCAGCCAGCCGTCCTTGATGCCCTGGCCATAGGCCGTGTAGCGGGTCTTGATGTCCGCCCGCTCCAGGGCCGCGACGTTGTGCTTGGCGAAGACCCGTGGGCGGTCACGGCCGATCAGGTCGCGCTTGATGACCCCTTCCCAGCGGTTGACCCAGGGCAGGACGCTGTATTTCACATGTGCCAGGAAGAAGGCCTCGGCGGACGCGAAGGTGCTGGCCTTGTCGGTGTGGCCGATCATCTGCGGGAACACCCGCAGCGCCCGCGCGATCTCCTCGATCTGGTAACGCCGCGTCTCCAGGTGCTGCGCGTCCACGCCGGTCATGCTGATCGGGGTGAACTTGGCATTGCGGTCCAGGATCAGCGGCTTGCCGCGGTTCTCTTCACCGATGAAGTTGGCCTCGATGTGAGCCCGCAGCAGGTCATAGTCCGGCTTCTGTAGGGAGCCCTCGACCGAATACAGCCCCGAGGTATGGAGCCCATTCGAGTGCAGCGTGGAATGCGCCGCCTCGGTTGCGATCGACAGGCCAATGGCTTCCCGAGCCAGCCGGATCACCTCCAGGCCGCTGAACCCTGCCCAACTCGGCCCACGAAGATGCACCACCTCGGATGACTTGAGGTCGAATGTCGTGCCATCCGGCAAGCGCACGCGATGGACGATACCCCAATCCTTGCGCTGCTCCGTCGTCACCCACCCCGGCTGGAGCGGCAGCAGTTCCACCACCTGGTTGCGGACGACGTTCTTCCAGGCGATGCCGTTGCCAGCGAGCACCGCATGCAGCATCAGCTGCTCGCGCAGCTCCTGCCCGGTCTGCCACTCGTTCGGCATGTCCAGGAGCGCCTGAAGTTCATCATCCAGCGCCACGCGCGACGTTCCGCGGCGCTCGTAGATCCGCAGTGGCAGGCCGGACACGTCCTCGGCCAGCACGCGGGCACCGGCAAGGACGCCCGTTACCTGCATGGCCGTCTCAGTGTTGACGGTCACGCCAGCCTTGGAGGAGCGCCCCCAGGTCAGCAGGTCGCGGAACAGCTCCAGCGAGCCGTAGCGCGGCGCAGACTTCTCCTCCCGCCCCAGCAGGCGTGACAGGAAACCCATACGATCGGCCTCCTGCCGTTAAGCGTCTTGCCAGAATGAGCGCGCCGGGGCCGGTGCGGTGGACGTTGCCGCCCCGATTGCCATCGCCAGGGCGGTCATCCCGTCGATGCGGCCCCGTGACCGCTTCTTGTCGAAGAACCTGTTACCCTGCCCGTCGCTGATCAGCGTGGCGTTGCCCGAGCACCAGCGCGTCACCGCACTGTCATGGATCGTGATGCCGCCAGAGAGGATCAGATCCTCCAGCGCCTGCACCGAGCGAGGCATCCAGAGTTGCTTCTCTGAATGCAGCCCCCGCTGCCCCTGCGCATGGCGGATCATCTTGAGCCCCGAGCCTTCCGGCTCCTTCGGCCCCTGGTATTCCCAGGTCGCGAACCCCGCTTCTGAGGCGGCATCCCGAAAGCCGTTGAAGTGCGCCAGGTCGAAGGCCATCGCCTCGACCCGGTGCTGCACCGTCATGCGCTCAACCTCGGCTGCCACGAAGCTCATGCTGATGGTCCGCCCTGGGACCGCGTTCAGCAGCTTCTCCTCCACCCATTGCGGGTAGGGCGCCTTGTCCTTCGCCTCGGCGTCGGCCAGCCCGTCCTTGGGCTTCCAGTAGTCGATGCGGGCGTAGAGATGACCTGTGCGGTCCCGCCACACCTTGCCGAGCGCCGTCAGGTCGTTCCGCTGCGATGGATCGAGGCCGAGCCAGCAGGAATTCCCCACCATGTCGGCGTCATCGACCTTACCCAGCGCACTGTCCCACAAATCCTCGTCGATCCAGTATTCCGACGATCCAACCGGGATGCCGAAGAACAGCCGCTTGACCGACAGCGCCTTGCTGGCCAGCCCGCGGGCCTTCGCCACCTCGTTCCGCACATTGTCGGCCGGATAGGTGATCCCCAGCGCCGGCAGCGCCTTCGGCCAGCAGGTCTCATCCTCGAAAGGGTCGTCGCCCGGGTCAGTCCGGGCAATGAAGACGAAGGACGTGTCGTCCTTGAAGGTGCCCTTCACCACGTTCTGGTAGAGCTCGGAATACTCCGTGCCCACCATCTGGTCCGCCGCCGGCGTGTTGGTGCCCAGCATCATCAGCGGGTCACCCGGCATCTTCGTCAGCGCCGCCGACCAGAGCTCGATGGGCGCGGCCGACTTGAATTCGTGGATCTCGTCCGCCAGCACCCCGGCGGGACGCGGGCCCGAGATGCTGTCGCCATCCGCCAGCGCCTGGAACTTCGACTGGCTCTCCGGATGCTCGATCTTCCAGGCCATGTCGCCGGTGCCGCGGATCACCACCTCGCCGCGCGCTTCCAGCGTGTCGCCCGGCTCCTCGCCCGGGATCTGGGCCCGGCACATCGCCACCGCGTCCTTGAACAGGACGTTCGCCTGATCCTTGCTGCCGGCGATGGCATAGACCTCGGCGCGCTCGATGTTGCTGTAGCCCATGAGCAGGATGCCCACGCCGGCCATCAGCGGGCTCTTGGCCTGCCCCTTGCCGGTCTCCAGCCAGGCCGTCCGATACCGCCGCAGCCCGTCCGCCCGGCGCCAGCCGAAGATGTTGCCGACAGAGAACAGGTGCCAGGGCAGCAGAGTGAAGGGCTGACCGGCCTTGGCGCCGGCCGTGACGCTCAGGACCGCCGGGAAGAACCCGATGGCATGCGCCGCCTGCTCAGGGCTCCAGTGCAGACCCCTCGCCGGCCCGTCCTTCAGATCCCGCAGGTGCCGTTCCGCAGCATGGCGGACCAGTTCACCCGCTATGATCTTGCCCGAGACGACATCCTGCGCCCAGGCGGTGGTCGGATCAGGTTGGCGGGAGCGGCCCAACGTATTCGACCCCCATCTTGCTCAAGAGCCGCGGATCACCCTCAGCCAAGTCCACCTCACGGCCAATGAATTGCCATGACGAGCCGGTCCAGCGGCACGGCCAGAGGGCGCCTCCGACGTAGCGCAGCCAGTGGAACGAAGGAGCCTCAGTCCCACTCGGCGGCGCGCATGGCTTGCTAGCCATTTCCCGCCCTCTTCAGATAGCCGTCCGCCGCCGTGACACGCTTGGCCTTCCTCTGCACCTTGGTGGCAGCGCCGCGGCGGCGCGGGCTCAAACACAGTTCCATCTCCGCGCCGGTCGCGTCGCTGTCGGCCGCCCGCATCTCCACCTGCCACATGCTGAGCTGGGGGACGTTGGTAGTGGCCGATCCAACCACCGCGCCCTCCTGCATCACCTTGGCGACGGCCAGGTCGTACCGGATGTAGGCGATCACCAGCCTCTGGACGGCATGACGGTTCACCGCCGCCAGGGTCTGCATGTCGCGAAGCTCGCCGCAGACCCGCGACCACTCCCGACGCGCCATCCCGCGCAGCTTTTCGTGCAGCCCATCGGCCCGGTCAGCGATCAGAAGCTCCCAATCGGGCTCCTCGACATCCATCCCAGGCCCCGCGATCACATCGAGTGCCATTTTTTCGTTCCAAAACAGGGGGCGTGAGGCCGGAAACCCCCCCTCCGTTTTTTATTCCCAGCGCAATGGCAGGCCCCAGACGGTCCAGATCCCCATCCCGGCCAAAGATTGAACCCCCCCCCTCCCGTCAGGACGGGGCATAGGACCGCGTCAGCGAGGCGCTGAGGGCTGCTTCCGGTTCCAGGGGTGGGCAGGGTCAAGCGGTCGTCCAGCGGCGTCACAGCCCCGCACAGCGAGCCTGCCGCCGTTGCGCCGCTGACCGCTCGCCAGCTCCTTCACGCTCCGGTCATGGGGGCCGCAGAGGGTGCGGAGGTTGGTCAGGGCATCATGCTGCGTCAGGCCAACCTCACCACGGGGCCGAGCCGTCACGTGGTCGCAGGTCAGTTCCTGCGTCGGCGTCCGGCAGCCCAGCACCACGCAGCGGAAGCCATCACGCCGGAAGCACTGTTCTCGCAGGGCCAACCACTCGGGGGAGCCATAGAAGGGATCGCGCTGCTTCGGCATTGCCACGATCCTTCCGCTCTGCCACTCACAACGGGGCAGGAATGACGGGTGAAGAATGCCTCACAACAGCAGTGCTAGGGTCGTTCTCGCACTCATCGGCTCGACTGGGACGGAACCAGGGACCGCGCTCACAATCCACGAAGCCCGACGCATTGCTCCCCGCATGGGAGTGGCACAAAGCACGCTCATCGATGGCGCCATAGCAGGAACCACCCTGGGCTGGTTCAAGCAGGGGGCCACCAACGAAACCCTGATCCTTACTGCTGCCGGCGCTGCCGAGCTGCGGAAAGGCCCAAGCCCGTCCTAGAGACAGCCGGCTTCCAGAAACGAAGAAACCCCAGAAGCGGAGGCTTCCGGGGCTCTAGGCGCAATGCACCTCCGCGAATATGTGGCCTCAGTGCGGGTGGGTCAAGGACTATTTGACGTTCCACTGATCGGCCAGCCAGTGCAGGGCCTCCTGCGCATAGTGCGACGCTGAGACGGGGATGGCTTCCCCGTAGCCAACCTCGCGAAGCCAATGGACGTGACGGGCACTGAGGCTGCGCTCAGCCAGGTTGATGGCATCGCGGAACTGGCGGTACGCCTCGATGGCGGCCTCCACCATCTCCTTCGGATGGGCGTCCTCCCCCTTCGGGGTGTAGGGCTGGCACACCTCGCTCGGATATCCTGCAGGAGCCACCCGCTCGATCTTGGCATCGAACCAGAGCTTGCGCAGCCGGCGCGCGGCAGCCTGCTCCCGTGCCGACCACGGCGGCAGGGTTCCGGCTCCGCTGGCACGTTCGAGCGGAACGGGCTCTCCGCTGGGCTTGGTGTAGCGGCCGGCCATGTAGCCGCCCACCGCGCCTTCCATCATGTGGTCCCTGTCTGCATCCGTCATGCACCACGGCTGGGGCCCGACCTTGGGGTTGAGGCTACCCCTGATGACGGTAACCGGAGCAATCCTGCGATCGACCTTCATGCGCCAACCCGCAGACGCTTGGTCTGTTGCTTGACGACGGTGGCTGCCGTCTCGGACAGGTTCACCCTGTGGGCGCCATGCTGGTCCTGCTTGACCGTCAGACCCATGGCCCAGGCAGCGATGAGGAAGCTCCCCTCACCCACGTAGTAATCCTGTCCGGGGGTCAGGTTTTGGAAATGGTGCTCCGCCACGTGCTTCCAGCCATAGGTGCTGCGCTTGGGGTTGAGACCCTTGATGCGGGGCGCCTGGTCGATGAAGCGGGCCGCCCGCAGGACCTGGCCGACGCCATGCCCCTCGGTCATCTCACGCCGCCGCCCATCGAACTCCTCACGGCCCATCCGCTGCACGTCGGCCGCATTGGAGAAGCCGCCCCAGTGCAGCCATGGGTATGCGGCTCGGTAGTGCTCGATCACGGGGAGCGGGTTCGCCTCGATCTCGGCGAGGGTCACTGCCTTGCTCATGCCATCCACATTCCGCACGCGTCATCATGGACGCCGATTTCATCCCACCATTTGTCGAGCGTGGACCCCGCAAAGCTGGGGAACTCAGGGCAAAGATCCTGTACCCGGTCGCTCACCGTCGTCATCAGGTCGGTGCCTCCCTTGATCCACAGCTTCCAGCCTATCTCACGGACCCGGCCCTTCAGGGCTGAGCGGATGGGATCACGCAGCAGGTCCTCCACTCGCTCCTCCGGGCTGCGCTCCCGGGTGATCTCTGAGAAGTTCATGATCCGCAGAGGCTCACGCGGCTCGCCGGCCGCCCGCTTTTCCGCAGCCACTTGGTCCAATTCGCGGCAGTGCTGCCGGTACTGGGTGAGAAGAGCAGCAATCATCCGTGCGTTCCCAGGGACTGCGGCATGCAGCCCGCCCGTTGTGAGGTTCTTGTCAGACATTCTTGGATCCTTCGTCCTGGCTCTGCAGGTGGGCTTCGGTGGGGGTGGCGCTTGTTGTCATGTTTCCTAGGAAACGCGCTCCGAACAGAGAGAAAAAGAATAAGGAAGGAGGAGAGCTGAAATGCCTTGGTGTTCCACACGCGCGAGGAAACATGACAACATTCTCTGACACTCGGGGGCTCATCTCTCTCCCTGTCCTGGGGCATGTTTCTAGGAAACATGACAACATCAGCGGATCACCTCAGCCTTGCTGCGGATGATCTTTGCCATGCGGTCCTGGGCTTCCTTGCGGCGCTGACGCTCCTTCTCAGCCCGCGCCGTGAAGTTCTCCAGCACCGCCGGATTGACTGCCCAAGCGGCCGGCTCCCGGGTCGGATTGGGCGGCTCCTCCGGCATGACCCAGCCGATCATCGTGAGCGTTTGCATCACCTGAAGCAGGGTCGAACGCGTCTCTGGCGCCCGGAGGTCACGGTATGCCTGGATGATGTCCCGGGCAGCGACCCGCTCCTTGCCCCGCGCCAGTATGAAGCCCGCGATCCACCGCGCGTGACTTGTCTGCTTGGTGGCGAACATCAGGGCATCAGCCCGTTGCAGGTGCGGCAGCAGGATCTGCTCCATGTATGCCGCCGCCATCCGCGCGGTCTCGGCCGGCACAACGTGAAGCACTGGCGCCGGCGCCTGCCGGGCTCGCGCATCAGCGACGTTGATCAGATGGAAGGTCAACGTGAGGCGGGCGAAGAGGCCAGGCCACTTGCCGTAGGCCGCGAACAGGCGCGGCGAGGTATCGGGCAGCCCCTTCATCAGCTCCGCGAGGTTGTCGATGCTCTCTCGCGCCTCGTGTCCAACCTCATGCAGTGTCACCGGCGTCACGGAGCCATCCTCGAACTCCTTGGTCGGACGGAGCTGCGTCATGGCGGCGATGACAGCCTCGTACCGCTTCCGTGCCTCATGGTTGGGCCGCCGGTCCTGCCCTCGCGCCTGACCGGCGGGCACGCAGTACATGAAGCGCTGGAGGAGCCCGTCTTCCTCCGCGTTGGAAGCGATCTTCTGGATGGGGCCCGGCTGGATGCCACCGAGGAAGCAGGCGGACCAGTTCGGGATGGCAAAGCTGCCGCGCATCACCCGGTCCACCGTGTAACGGCTTCCATTGTACAGGCGGAGGTACGCGCCGCGGTCGGATCCTCCGCCACCCCCGGACTTGTACCGGTCCATGCCGCCGACCCACTCCGACATCTCGTCCTGGCGGACGAGCACCTTCCGGGCTGGGGCCTCCATCTTCGCCTCGTCGTCGTCACGCAGGGCTTCGGACAGGGCCTCAACCGTGGTGCCCTCGACCATGTATCGCTGCAGCCGAGGCTTGCGCGGTGGGTCACCCGCTGGAGGGCCATCCCCCTTCTCGGCCGACTTGACCGCCTTCTTGTAGTCAACCTCCTGCTGACGGAACGTCCGCATCGCCTCGGTGTGACGCTCCCTGGCCGCGATCTCCAGCGCGTCGATCGGCTTGGTGCATGCTGCGATGACCGGCGTCTTCAGGATCGACGGATCACCGACAATGGCGCCCCAGAGCCGGGGCATTTCGAACCATGTGTCGTCCAGGCGCTTCGGCTGAAGCCTCCAATCATCAGTCGCGACCGCAGAGCATGAGACGATGGCAGCCAGGGCCACCGCAGCAGGGTCGACGCCCATGCGCTCCGCTGTGTCGCGCACGAAGTCATAGAGCGCGGCCGGAATGTGGTGGGGCTTCAGTTCAGGCGCGCCCGTCAGATCCCCATCCGCGAGGAAATCGATCGGCTCCGGCCAGGACGGCGGAGCCGGCGGATTGATGGCGCCCGCCTTCGCCTGCACCCGCTCAGGCTCCCGGAAGATCTGCTTCTGGCGCCAGCCGAGGCTTTCAGGAGCGATGCGCAGCTGCTCGCACAGCCAAAGGGCAGCCTGCTGGGGATCCGCGGCGCCGCCATGCTCGATCACGACATCAATGGCGCTGCAGCTCTTCTCCTCACCAAAGTCCCTGCCCCCCTCCACCGGATGGATGGACAGATCCTCTTCGAGGCGGCGGTTCAGGTCGGCCGACCGGACGCGCCAGGCGCCGGTGCCGGGTTGCTGCCGGGCGCGGTCGCCGAAGAGGGCGGTGATCCACGGGCCGATGTTCTGCAGGGCGGCCGCATTGACTTGGCGGAAGAAGTCATCGCCGGATGCGGCCTGCCGCAGGGTGGCTATTGGGCGAGAAAGTGGGGGCACCTGCCGCGCCGCAGTGGCTCGCCCCTCGGTCTCATCCTTCGTCTTGCCGCCAGCCTGCTTGATGAGGACCGTGGCGTTGTCGAGGAAGGCCCGCACCGCGTCCCAGCTGATCTCCGGCAGGTCATGCACCGGCACCACGTCCGGGCCGGCCACTGGCCAGTCGTATTCCTGCCGGGTCTCCGGGTGGATGCCATAGGCGACGAACTGCTGACCTTGGGCCAGGATCTCGATCTGGGCCTTGCTGCTATCCGGCAGGAAGAACTCCTTGGTCTCCATCTTGGAGCCCGTCGAGGCGAACCGATAGCAGAGCAAGACCTTGGGGGCCTTGCCGACGCGCTTGAGCGGCGTCTCACCGAAGATCGTGACCGCCAGATCTTCTAGGTCGACGGACAAGGACTGATTGGTCACATCGATGTCGATGCCAGCCAGCAGACCGCACCGCAGGCCGGTGTTGACGCAGGCGCGCTGAGAGCCAGTGCGCCAGGATGAAATCGCATCCGGGGTGACGGGCACGGTCTGCCAGCCACTCAAGGTCGGACGCTTGCCAGGGGAAGCGCCTGGCGCATCAGGCCCGATCACTGGGATGGGCTCGTAGCTATTCGCCAGCAGCCGCAGACGAATGGCGCTGATGGGATCGCTCGCGCTCATGTGCCCGCCCGTCAAAATGGAATGTCCTCGCGATTGCTGAGCGGCCGGCGGGGGCCGCCCTTGTTCTTCGGCGGCTCCGGGTACTCTCCGGGCGTCCGACGCCGCGGCGCACCGTCGGCTACCGGCGCCGCGCCTTCCTTCGGGGCGGTCACCTGAAGGGAGAAGAACCGCCCACGCGCGCCTTCCTTGATCCACGCCGCAACCTCGTAGGTCTTGCCGTCGATCAGCAGGGTGCCGCGGTGACTGGGATGCTTCGGGCTGGTCGCGCGGTCGTTGCGGAACAGGTTCCCCGTCATATCCTTGAGTTGGAAGCCGGACATCAGGCGGCCACCTCCGGGAAGCCGCTGCTCGTCCGGTCGTCGCCGTCGATGCGCAGATGCTGGAGGGTTCTGCCAGCGTGCCAAGCATTCCAAGCCCGGGCCGTCAGGGCCGCCATGTCGATCTGGGACAGACGCTCGCGAGCTATCGCAGCATCGCGAAGGCGGACGTGGAGCCGGCGGGCGGGGTTGGTCTCGTCATCGGCCAAGCCGGTGTCGAGGACATGGAGGAAGGAGACCACCTTCTCCATCGGTACGGTGCGGGCCGCCACAGAGAGGATCATGCCCACCGGCGCCGTTCGCGACGGAGCGAAGCGGCCTTTCTTCTGCGCCTCAACCACCTGCAGGACCTGCGGATTGTCCGCCACCACCTTGATCACCTGGGCGGGCTCGACCTGCATCTGGGCGCGGGCCATCTGCCGGGCGTCGTAGTGGCATAAGAGCCTCGCCACCGCTGCCTGAGCCGAGGCATGCTTGCCGCCAGCGAGCGCCAGCGCCTGCCCCGTCGTGCGCCGCAGCCCCTGGTTGGTAGCAATGAAGGCCGCGCGAGCAATGCCGAAGCGGACATCGCACGGGGCCGGGATGCCGCTCTCCTGGATCGCCGCCAGCCGATGCTGCCCGTCGTTCAGGACGCCTTCCTTGGAGACGATAATCGCCTCCCCGGTGTTGATCCACTGCCCGTCCCGCAGGATGCCAATGAAGCGATCCACGGCGCCCTTCTGCATGGGGCGATTGCCAGTGTTCAGGGCCAGGAGCCAGCGCGCCACCGCAGGTGTGACAAGGCCTGTCTTGGTGCCGTCGTAGTCGGTCACCAGGGACAGAAGCTCGTCTTCGGTGGAGGCGATAGCGGGAATTCCCGCTATCTCACCATGAGACTTGCCGCCGACTGTGGGAGCCGGATCAACTACCGGGATCGCGGTAGTTTCGGCAGGTGCCGCCGTCACGGTCCGTGCTGCCGGGCTTGCCAGCACGGGGGCAGCCTGCCGAGCTACGGTTGTCCTGCCGGCTCCTGCCGGCACCTGCCGAGCAGCCCCGGCCTTTTGCTTCAACCGGAACAGGGGCAGCTCGTACTCTCGGCGCAAGACATTGACACGGGCCACAGCATTGGCCGGCGCCTCGCCATGAACGAGAGGGAGCTTCTGCGCCTCGGCCCAATCCAGCACGTCATCAAGATCGACCAGCACAGTGCCGAGCCGGGCATCCACGCCAGCATGGTGCGCCGCCACCGCGGAGAACGACCCGTCGCGGGTACGGAGGGTGGCGCTCATGTGCGGTCAGCCCACTGCGCAATCCGATAGCACATGCGAGCGAACTTCGCGGCACCCAGACCGGCCCCCGTCGCCAAGTCGCCCAAACCCCTGAACAGTCTGGCGATTACCTTCATCGGGTTCCTTTCGCAGTGCCTGGAGCACTGCAAGCTCGTGTTCGAGACGGGCGATCCGCTGTTCACGCAGCTGCTGGCGGCGGAGACGAAGCTCCTCCATCTCCCAGGCTGGGACCATGCGGACTTCGCCGTGGCGGTAGGCCTCGGCCCTACGCGGGGTAAGACCGAGCAATTTCGCTGCGTTGGTCAGCGCAGCCTTCACGCCGAGCGTCAGAAACGGCTCCGCCGCCTCCTGGACGATCTCGGCCATTTCGGATCGGATTGCGTCAGCGCGTGACATCCCCGCACCCTTTGGAAGCAGGCCCAAGATCTTGGGCGAGCCGCCCAAGCGCATGATTTGAAGACCCAACATTCACGACCTCCTTTTTCCTACGGTTCCGCTTGTCGAGAGCAGCAACCGAGTGAGCAGAGGAGATCGAGATGGAACTGAAGTGCGGCGTGAGCGGAGACGGACAGATGGCGCAGATCACCGCCGGCGGGACTGAGGTCGTGACCCTCAGCGCCGTCGAGTTGGAGGAAGCGATCTGGAACCTGGTCGCCGCTCGCGCCGCCCTGACGCCGCGGAGGATGCCGGTGATGTTCCCGGCCTCCCGGATCGTCCTGGCCGATGGGTGGCAGGTGAACCGCGCGGAGGACGGTGCGCAGCTTTGCATCCACCATCCCGGGCTGGGCTGGATCGGCGCAAGCATCTCGCCCGCTGACGCTGATGGCTTAGAGGCTTGCATCACACAGCCTCGGCAGAGTGAACGCAAAGGCCGGTCTCGGCGCCGGGTTCGGCAATAATCGCCTCCGCCCGCTCGATGCTGCGCAAGCTGACTTTGCCGCTCCGGAGCCGCGCGACCCACTTGTGGTCGCCCGTCACCGCGAGGCCGAACTGCCGCTCGGTCTGCCCCGTCTGGGTCAGATAGTCGGATATCCGGTCAAGAAGGTGAACTCTGGTGTTCATGTCCCCCATGCTGGGGGATTTCTATCCTGGAGACAAGGGGAAACATCTCCCATGCTGCGCTTCGCCTGATCGGATAACTTTCCCCCATGAGTGACAAGAACCTGCTTCAGACCCAGATCCGCGAGTGGTTAGACGCCAACCGGATGTCCGAACGCGAGCTTTCGCTCAGGGCCGGGCTGAATGAAAAAGGGGTTTCTCAGATCCTGAGCGGCCGATCACAGAGCCCTCGCGGGGCAACGCTGCGAGCACTCGCGGACGCTATGGGAAAGTCGGTCAATGAGTTGCTTGGCTCTGCGGAGGAGGAAGGTCATGGAAGGTCGCCAAGGATCCCCGCTCGGCGTATGGGCGAGAGGGTCCGCAGGCTCCGAGAAATCCGCGGCAAAAGCATCGTTGATCTGGCTCTGGCCGTCGGCCTACCGCCGGAGGAGCTGCAGCGAATAGAGATAGGAGAGCGCAAACCCTCCGATCGGGAAATCCACGAGCTGGCCGCTGTTCTCCACGTTAACCGCTCCGCAATTCTGTTTGGGCGGTCCGATCCTGGGACTTCCATCGCCGATGGTGACGTTGTAGGCGGGCCCGTCGCCGAGACTGGCACCCAGACAAACCAGCTTGTCCCCGCAGCCGGCCCAAGTATCGAGCATCACGGTCAGGCTTATGTCTCGCTGCCCATCTATGATGCCACGGTGCTGGCGGACGCTGGCTTGCTTGACAATGACGGCGCCAAGCCGGAAGCGTGGACGCTCTTCGGCGTTGACCAGCTTCGGACCCTCACCCGTGCGGAGCCGAACCAGCTGGCGATCGTGAAGGTGTCGGGCGACAGTATGGCCCCGACCTTGCAGCACGGCGACTTGGTGCTCATTGACCGGTCCATCCGCCAGATTGGGCGAGACGGGCTGTACGTCATTACCTCCGGCTACGAAGTGCAGGTGAAGCGGATCACCCGTGACTGGAAAACCAAGACCCTGACGATCAGCAGCGACAACCCTGCCTATGCCTCCTCCACTGGCGTGGAGGAAGGCAGCGTCATTGTGCTCGGCCGCCTGATCTGGATCAGCCGGAGCATCGGCGGGTAGCGCGCGGCCGTTTTCCACTGAACTGGCCTAGCCGACCACCCAGGGCATGACCGGTATTACCTGCCCCAAGGGGAGGTCCAGCCCACGGGCGGAGTTGAGCTGCCGAACCTTCACCAGATCCTGACGCGCCCAAGGGTCCGCGACCTCAACTGCCATCTGCGCCCGCTTGATGAAAAACTTGGCCGCCAGGCGCCGCGCGTGGCCTTCATCCTCCGCGCCCACCACGCAGCCGGTCGCGTCGTCGCAGACCGCCCAGGCGGCATGCCAGCGCATCTTTTCGACCGGCTCAAGCTCAAACATCGGCATTCCGCGCATCTCCCTTTAACAGAACGGAAAGAGAACATGGGGCATAGTGTCGCATCAAGGAGGAAGATGGTGTATTTTTCCCCTTGATGTCCGGGCCGGAGGCGGGGCATGTTTCCCCCACAATCCCCGGAGGCATCCATGAAAGCTCGCCTCACTACCCCGCCGCGCAGCGGGACCGCACAGCCCCAGAAGGGTCTGGCCTTCGCCTCCAGCGCCGCAGCCGCTCGCTGCCGCACCCGTTCCGCCGAGGCTTCGGCCCGTGGCGACCACCTGGAAGCGCAGTATTGGCTTTCCTCCGCGGCTACGGCTGACCGCCGGGCTGCCGCGACACGCCCTGCCCCGCCCTCCCTGTTCCAGCGCCTGTTCGGCGGCGCCGGCCTGTTCTCCGGCCGTCTGGAGCGCGTGGCATGACCCGCACCAAAACGGCCACCAAGAAGGCCTCCGCTTTCACCGCCCCGAAGGCTGTGACCGCGGTCGCGGCAAAGGCTCCCAAGCAGACCCGTCGCGAGACCAACGCCGAGGCGCAGGATGATCCTGACGCTTTGATCGAACAGTTGGCTGCGCAGCATAATGCTAGCCGGGCCGCTTACAACCGTGATGGCGGCTATAAAGAGCCAGAGGACGACCCCCTCTGGGCTGCCTACGAGAAGACCCGCGACGCCCTCTATGACGCCAAGCCCGTGGGCATCCGCGGCATTCTCGCGAAGGCTAGAGCGGCGAAGTTTGAAGCCGAGGGCCTCGATGGCAAAGACGCCCCGGACAACACACCTGCGGCCGACTGGGCTTGGCACATCGTCAACGATCTGCTGCGCCTCGGCACCGGGTTGAACCTGGAAGGCTCCGACGCCGAGCTGATCGCGGACCATGAGCGCCTGGATGCTCTGGAGCGGCAGTGGTTTGCCCTGTTCGACAAAGGCCTGAGCAACGATGAGTTCAACCAGGCATCAGATCCGATCCAGGCCGCCAAGAAGCCGATATTCGAGCGCCTAGCGAAGCGCCGCGCCACGACAGCGGCCGGCTTGGCCGCCCGCCTCCGCTCCCTCATCACCATGGAGCCGGAAAACGACTATGACGGGTGCGCGAGAAGCCCCGGCGCTGATGCTGACGAGCGCCTGGAAAGCATGATCCTTCGCGACCTAAGCGAGATCCTGGGCGTGCCCACCAAAGGCGCGTTTGCTCGCAGGCAGACCGAAACTGCGGGAATGTCCGCAGTTGAACCGGTCCTCACATCTGAGGAGTGCCCAAAACCGTCCAGTACGATCCCGCTTCTGATGCAAGAAATCGGCAGCGCACTCGCCGGCCAAGCCATGGCCCTCAAGATGGGCAAGAGCGCCTTCAACGACGACCAGAAGCGTCATGCTTCGCGGCTCTACGACCTTATGACCAGCCGCGAGTTCGACGCGATGGACATGGCCACCAACTATCGTGCTGATGGCCTGAATGAGGCGGCGCTTGCGCTGATCAATGCCGGACGGATCGCTGAGGATTTCCGCGCCTCCGACTTCACGCCAATCGAGACCAGCATCCGCCAGGAGCGCCAGCGCCGGTGCCTCTACTCTGCCGTGCACGTCCTGATAGGGCTTGTCACCGATCAGTTCGTGCTCGACCTGCGGGACAAGTACATGCCCCTGCGTATCGACCCGCTGGAGCCGAACTTGGAAGCCGCCCAGGCTGACGAGGAGCGCATTGATGCGCGACAGGGGACGATCTGATGGAGCACATCAGCGCCCCCATCGCCAGGGTCGTGGCGAACGCGATGCAGAAGATGGCGGAGGCGAAGAAGGCCCCGCCTCCACCGGCGCCTGCGGAGAACCGCGCATGACCTCGAAGAGCTTCGCCGCCTTTCGCCAACGCTACTTCGCCAATGTCTCCACCTTGGATCTCTGGCTGGCTCAGAAGCTGCTAGGAAGCGAGGCCGACGCCCTGCTTCGCGCGCGCGATCCAGAGGCCAAGGCGTACGGAGCGGCCATGCGCCGCGCTCAGATTTCACTTCATTCCGTCACGCAGACCATGCGCGTGCAGGATGGTCTGGAAGCGTCATTCGAGGGGCAACGGCGCAGGGGCGATAATGGCGCCCTCCTTGACACCATAGCAGACACGCTGCGGTCGCTGGGTGTGGCTCAGTTGGCAGAGGATGAAGTTGCGTCAGCGGTGCTGAATGCCCTCTGGATCAATGGGTTCAACCTGAGATCAATCGGGGAGATCCTCGGAGATGCGCCCGCCGCATCGGTAGCGGAGGCACTGCGCCTAACACGCGAGGCAGGCTTGACGCCCTGCGTGCCGGTTCTGGAAGCGATGCTTGACATCGCGGAGTGGCGGGCCGCTGGCCGCGAGAAGGTGCCGGCATGAGCGAGAAACCCAACTCGCCGACGACCCTTGCCCTCGTGTTCAGGGACCACGACGGCGATGTCTTGGTCGTCGGCGCAGCCAGCACCGGCGCGGGGCCGATAGCTATCCTGGGCCTGAACATGGCTCCAGGCCACAACTTCTACGGCGTGAATTCGGCGCAGGCTCCGGAACTCTGCCGCGCGATCTACGTCGGCGCCGGGCTGGAATGGCCGGGCAAACCTTCGGACCTCAACTCCGAAGGTTCGAAGCTTAGCGTCAAAGGTTCGGACCAGTGCCCGGTCGACTTGGCCGAGTTGCAAGAGGCCTTTCAGGATCTGCGCATGGCCTATGCGTGGCTTTGGGATGCGCGCGACGAGCGCCTTTCCTGGCCCCAGGAATACTATCCGATCATCAAGCTCTTCCGGAGTGGGGAGAAGCTGGGGCTGCTGACCGGCGCCCCGACGCAGAGGAAAAGCCCGCTCAACGTGGCCATGGAGGCGCTGGAGGTCATCGCCAAGGGCACTGGCATCGCACAGAGCAGGGCAATCGAAGCCCTTACCGAAATCCGGAACCAAGGAGTGGCGGTTGATGGCTGATCTCGTCAGCACCCGCCGGTCCCTCGGCTTCGTCCAGATCGTGACCGGGCAGTCCGACGACGGGCGCGAGTTCATGCGCCTGGAATGGTCGGTAGCCCGCCACCGGCGCGACGTGCAGCGCCTGCCGCGCGCGGCGAACGAGAACAGCGGAGGCTGCGACAAGCTGTGCAGCGGGTGCGTCTGGTTTCGCCCTTCCGGGGCGCCCTGGTCCAACCGTGGCATGGACGGGAAGCAGGTGATCCGGAGCCCGAAGGCCTGGGAGTACGGGAAATGCCGGCACCCAGAGGCGATCACCGGCGGCGACCATCTGGTGTCGGCGGCGATCGAGCCTGAGGCCACTTATGCGAAGAGCATGCGGGCGAGCTATGGCAAATGCGGCCTGGATGGTAAGTTCTATGCCGCGGCCGAGCAACAGGTCTGGCGCCATCCTCGCGTCATTCTCCCGGCTCTGGCCGCAGCCGCCCCGCTCCTCGCTGTGGTGTGGATCGCTATCGCCTATTCCAGCTTTGCGCCTCTCGGTTTTTTTGGGGTGGCATCCGGCGCGCTGGGCTTTGGCCTGTGGCATCTGGCGAGGATGGCGTGATGGTCACTCCATTCGGACAGGCCACCTCCAAGCTGTTGGCTATGAGCCCGGAGCGGCGGCGAGTGCGGATGATCCTCTCGGCTGTGATCTTCATCGCCATCCTGGAGCTGGCGGGCGCGCCCCTTTGGGCCGCCCTCGCCTTCGGGAACGTCGTCTACACGCTGGACGAGATCCTGCTGGTCCTGGTGGCGAGGCTCGCCGTGGCGGTGCCGGAGGAGGCCACGGATGGCTGAACGCCTCTTCACCCGCGCGGAAGTGGCCGAGCAGTTCCGCATCTCAATCCGTCACATGATCGAGATGGAACGGGTCCATCAGATCCCTGTGCTTCGCCTGGGCCGTAGGGTCCTCTTTGACGACGCGTCTATCGCTATTCTGAAAGAAGCCGCCCGATGCCCCTCAAGGTCGAGCGCCGAAAAGACACCGGAACCCTATGGATCGTCGGCACCGTCAAGCCTGCCGGCCAAACCCAAGGTGTCAGAGTTCGCCGCCGCGCTGGCTCTGACGACCCCGCCCTCGCTCGCGAAGAAGCTGCAGCCCTTGAAGCCCAACTCCTCCGGAACGTCTGGCACGGAGAGAAAGCGGTCGCGCGGGGCTTCGGCGCCGCCGCGCTCTCCTACCTGAAGCACCAGGAGCGCAGCCCCGGGTCCAAGGCCCTGGTGCGGCGCCTGCTGCTCCACTTCCGCGACACCAACCTGGACAAGATCGGGCAGGAAGCGGTCGACAAGGCGCGGGCGGCTCTGCTCCGGCCCGGCGCCAGCCCGGCCACCGTCAGGCGTAACCTCATCGTGCCGCTTCGAGCGATCATGATCCACGCGGCCAAGCGGAAGTGGTGCCAGGCCCCCTCCTTCGACCTTCCGGCAGAGCCCAAGGGCCGCACCACCTTCCTGTTGCCCTACCAGGCCGAGGCCCTGATGGAAGCGGCGGCGCCGCACCTGCGCCCCCTGATCCTCTTCCTACTCGGGACCGGATGCCGCCTTGGCGAGGCCCTGCGGCTTCAATGGGCGGACACTGACCTGCAGGCGGCCCGGGTCATCCTGTGGGAGGGAGAGACCAAAAGCGGCACGCGCCGGGTGGCGCACCTTCCGCCGGCCGTGGTCGCATCGATGGCCGGGCTTAAGCGGGAGCACGAGCGGGTCTTCCTCACCCAGAAGGGCGAAGGCTACCGGCTGACGCAGGACGGCAAGGGCGGCGGGCAGACCAAGCGCGCTTGGGCCACGGCGTGCCGGAAAGCAGAACTGCCCGGCAAGCTGAAGGAGCGCCGGCGCAGCGACAGGCCATCCCGCGCGCTGGACTTCGAGCCTGACTTCAGCCCGCACCATCTCCGGCACACCTGGGCGACGTGGCACTATGCTCTGCACCGCGACCTCCTGCGCCTGAAGGTCGAGGGCGGATGGTCCAGCACGGCCCTGGTGGAGCGCTACGCCCACATCATGCCCTCCGGGCACGAAGACGCCATCCGCAGGGTCTGGGGGCTCTGGCCTGTGCCAGCTTCGGTCAGCCAGGCCGGGTGA